TCAAACCGGCCTGAAGCTCTACGAGAACATGGTGTTCACGAACCTGGAGGCCGAACAGGACAAGGACAGCGCGAGCATCTTGTCCTTCCATGCCTCCTTGCGCGAGGTGATCCGGGTGAGCACGGAGACCAAGACGTACACGCCACGCGCGCAGGGCAAGACGACGCATCAGGCGAGCAAACTGATCGTCGGCGGCGAAAGGAACGGCAATCCGGTAACCGATCCGGCGAAACAGCAGACGATACTGAGGAAGAGCCTCGGTGACATTCACGGCATGCTTACTGGGGGCGGCTGATGCTGGTCCTCCCATTTACGTCCGACCCAGCGCGGAGCTTCACCACCCAGCTCGGCGACGAGAAGCATACGATCGAGGCGCGCTACAACGATCGCTCCGAGTCATGGACGTTCGACATCGTGAGGGACGCGGATCAGGTCACACTGGTGACCGGCGTTCCATTGCTGCTGGGCGGAGACATGCTGGCGCCATATTCGCTGCTAATTGGCGGATTGGTCGCCGCAGATCTCGGGGGCACCGACACGGACGCCGGGCCCGATGACCTCGGCGACCGAGTGATCGTCGTCTGGCTGAGCAACGACGAGCTGATCGCGCTTGGCCTGGTAGGCGTGCAGGGGCTGAGCACCACCGGTGGCGATGCTGGTGGCGGCAGCGGCGGTGATACAGGTGGATCGCCGGCTGTCGGCATCCCCCTAGTGCCGCTGGTGGACATCCAGCAGCACGGCGATGACAGCGGCAATGAGGTGCTCACGTCGCAGTTCACCGCCGACCTGACCCCCATGACCGGCACCACCATCACGCTGAACATCGCTTTCCTGGCGGCATCCCAAGGCGGCACCGCCACCTACCGGGCCTATATCGGCGGTACGACCGGCGTTATCGACGGGACACCGGTAGGAACGGCCACGCGCACCGGATCTGCCTTCTTCGCGATCCGCATCAACGGCACGATCCCGAACCCCGGCGGCATGGTGCCGGTGAAAATCACCATGCAGTCGAGCGGCGTCGGTATCGACGCGCTACAAGACGATCTGACGGGCGTGCTCGGATGAGCGCCAGCATCCTGCAGTGGAAGCGACAGTGCGAGGTGATCATCGGCAAGGCCGGCAAGGGTCTGTCCGTGAAAGATCTGCGCATCTCGTTCGAGGTGAACAAGACCATCGGTCGCACGCCCAACACGGCCTTGGTCAAGATCTACAACCTGACCCAGGACCACGAGAGCCAGATCAAAGGCGAGTTCGACGAGATCGTCGTGAACGCCGGCTATCAGGACGGGGTTGCGCAGATCTTCCGCGGCACCATCCGCCACACGTTCGGGTACCGCGATGGGAACGACCACATCACCGAAATCGACGCAGCCGACGGCGACAAGGATCTGCTGAAGTCGCGAATCCACATCACGCTCGCCGCCAACTCCAGCTCCATGCAGATCGTCGACTACATCGTCAGCCAGTTTTCGACGGTGACGAAGGGCTATGTCGTGCTGAAGGATACCAATCGCCTGCGCGGGCGCGTGATGAGCGGCAGCGTCAAGCAGGTGCTCGACACCATCGCCGCGCAGAGCGATGCGCACTGGTCGATCCAGGACGGCATCCTGCAGATCGTGCCGCGCGGATCGACCACGCCTACCGAGGCGACGGTCCTCCGCTCGGACACGGGTCTCCTTGGCGCGCCCGAGATCGACAACAAGGGCATCAAGGCCACCTGTCTATTGAACCCGCGCATCCAGTGCAACGGCAAGGTCTGGCTCAACAACAACGACCTGAAGGCCAAGATCGCCAAGGAACTGGAGACCAAGCCGGGCGCGAAGAAAGTGAAGGTCAAGAAGCACCGCGGAGAATTGGCGCGGCTCGACCCCGATGGCGTCTACAAGGTCTACAAGCTCGTGCACGAAGGCGACAACCGCGACACCACCTGGTCCACGCAGGTGTTCTGCGTTGGGCTCGATCGGCCCATTCCGACAGGGAAGGCGGCGGCGTGATCCGCTTAGTTCACGCTCAGCGACTGCGGCTCTGGTGCGAACATTCGATCGATCCGGGGCTTGGTCTCGACGGGGCCGAATCGGTTACGCCAGTCAAGGGACGACCGAGGACTGTCGGTAGGCATCAAGCCGAAATTGAGAAACTTTTCGACGAGCCGAAAATACCTAAAAAGCTCGTCGAATACCCTGATGACCGCCGATGGCGTAAACGGATCGCTCTTGTTCATGATCGTTCTCCGAGAGTGGTCCGTGCCCCTGGCAGGGCACGCGACATCGACGGCCTTCTGGGCAGTCGACGAGATCAGAAGAACACGGGCCTCAATGCCCGTCAAATGGCCGGGGAAACTTCCTGATGGACGCTGCTGAGGCCGGGAAGATCCAGGAGGACGAGCAGCAGGAGGCGAGCCTGGAGGCCGCGATCCAAGCGGCGATCGACGCGCGGATGAAAGAGGTGCACACCTGCTTGCCGGGGATCGTCCAGAAGTTCAACGAGAAAACGCAGACGGCGACGGTTCAGCCTGCCATCCAGTGCATCTACATCGACAAGGGACCGGTGAATCTTCCGTTGTGCGTGGACGTGCCTGTGCATTTCCCGGCGGGAGGCAACTTCGTCCTGACGTTTCCGGTGAAAGTGAAGGACGAGTGCCTGCTTGTCTTCTCCGAAAGGGCGATTGACTTCTGGTTCGATCGTGGCGGTGTGCAGCTTCCGGCCGAATATCGGATGCACGATCTTTCAGACGCCTTCGCATTCGTTGGTTTCTCATCGAAGGGTCGTCCCGATCCGATCACTTCTTTCAACACCAGCGCCGCCGAACTGCGCACGCGCGATGGGTCCGTCGTCCTTCGCATCGAAAACGACAAGATCGTGCTCGATGCAGTGAGCGTCTTCGTCGGCGGCACGGCCGGCGCGCAGCCGGCCATCAAGGGCGCCGCGTACAACAGCGCCATGTCGACGCTGCTGACGGCGCTCAGCACTTATGCCGCCGCGATCCAGGGCACCGCCGATCCATCGCACGCGGCGACCCCGGCATTACTCTCGGCGATCACCGCCTTCAATACCGCCGCCGGCGCCGCCCTTGCCGCGAAAGCGAAGGTGCTTTGATGGGCACGCTCCGTGTCCGCCGGCTCGACAAGAACCACGACATGACGTTCGGCGGAGGTCTCCGCAACATCGCCGGCGGGGCCGAGGGGACCGCGCAGCGCCTGCGTTGTCGGCTGCTGATGATCCAGGGTGAATGGTTCCTCGACACCAGCGCGGGCGTTCCATGGTGGCAGCCAGAGGGAAACGGCGTGCAGCCGATCATGGGCGCCTCGCGCAATCTGCAGTATGCCGAGGCCGTCCTGAAGACCGCAATCCTTGGGACCGATGGCGTTGCGACCCTAGAATCGTTCTCGATGTCGTTCAACGGCACCACCCGAAATCTGACTGTCTCGGCGTCTGGGACGACCGTCGACGGCGATGACTTCAACATCGTCCAGGTCGGCCCATGAGTTCGATCACCGACGAGGGGTTCGTCAAGACGCGGCTCGATGAGCGCCTGGCCACGCTCACGGCCGCGGTGCAGGCGATCTTCGGTGTAGACGCAGACCTCTCTCCTGAGACACCCGACGGGCAGTTGCTGGGCGTGTTCGCAGAGGCGATCGCCGACCTCGACGACCTGGCCGAGGCGGTATACAACGGCCGGTCTCCCGCCGGCGCGCGTGGCGCAGGCCTCCATCGCCTGGTGAAGCTGAATGGCCTCACCTGGAATCCGGCGCAGTTCAGTACCGTGTCATGCACGCTCGGCGGACTTCCCGGCACGCTGATCCCCGCTGGCTCTCTCGTGACCAGCTCGATCGATTCAACGGTGGTCTTCAAGACCACAGCGGATGTCACGATCGGCGGCGGCGGATCGATCGTCGCCTCGATGGTCGCCAGGCAGTCGGGCCCGGTGCACGCGAGCGCCGGCACGCTGACGCAGGTCACGACTGTGATCAGTGGCTGGAACACGGCGATCAACGGCAGCGACGCATCGGTAGGGGCCGCCGCCGAATCAGACGCAGCCCTGCGCCTGCGCAGGCAGGCGTCGGTGGCGTTGCCCAGCCAAGGGATCATCGATGGCCTCTTCGCGGCTCTTCTCCAGATCACGAACGTCACCCATGCGAAGGTCTATGAGAACCCGACCGACGTCGTCGACGACAACGGCCTGCCGCGCCACTCGATCCAGGTCATCGTCGAGGGCGGTGACGAAGCAGAGATCGCCAATGCGATCTGGCTGAAGAAGTCGGTCGGGGTCACGCAGGTCGGATCCGTGGTCCACGACGTCACTGACGATCAGGGGATCACGCATCGAATGCAGTTCGACCGCCCGATCGATGCGCCCGTATGGGTGAAGGTTGTGATGACTGAGGTTCCGTCGACGCCAACTCAGGACATCATCAAGGACGCCATCGTCGCGTGGGGCGAAGCGAACGGCGACATCGGCAAGACGGTGATCTGGTCGCAACTGTTCATTCCGATCAACACCGTGCCCGGGCTCGACGTGGTGAACCTGTTCATCGGACTGGCCGAAGATCCCAGTGGATCCGTCAACCTGCCGATCCCGTTCAACTCGCTCGCCACCTGGGACTCGGTGCGCATCGTGATCCAGAACCTCTGAGCCATGGGCGAGGAAGACGCAAAGGACTACGGCGGGCAAGCGCATAGCCGCATCCTGCTGCAGTACAAGCAGAGCACGAAGCTGCTGGCCTTCATCGATGCGCTGATGGCGCCGGTCCAGAACATCGACGACACGCTTCGTTCGATCCCGCAGCTCGACGATCTCGACATCGCCACCGGCGTCAACCTGGGCGTCACCGCCGAGCTGGTCGGCCAGATCCGCGATCTGATCAACGGCAGTTCCGCTCTCGACGCAGAATTGCGCATCCTCGCCAAGGCGCGCATCACCCGCAACACCTCGCACGCCACGGGCCCTGACATCATTAAAATCCTGGCTGCGGTCTTTGCCGCGCCGGTGATCTTCGCCGATTACGGCGGGATGGCCATTGGGTACGCGATTGGGCGCACGGTCACCGCCGACGAGAAGGCCATTCTCAACAGCGGCGCCGGCGGAACGATCTTGGCGCGGCCGATGGGCGTCTTCGTCACGCAGCAGTTTTTCGACGCCACCGGCGACTACTTCGGCTTCGACGACACGCCTGGCGCAAAGACGTTCGGCGAACTGAATCTGCCAGCTCCGCCCGGCGGTCCGTTCTCAGAAATCTTCTGATTCGCCACCGGGCCGTCAATCTGGTGGTCGATGTCGATCACCACGCCGGAAATCGCGCCCCCATGGGGTGAGACAGCATCTGGGTCTCCTGACATCGTTCGACCCAGCGACGGCTTCATCCAGACTGGCTGGCCGCTGACGTCCATTCCGCCGAGCCGCGGGTTCTTCAACTGGCTCCTGCATTTCTGTTCGAACGGCATCCGGTACCTGTGCACGAACGGCATCATCGGCTGGAACACCAGCGAGACCCTGTACGTCACGGGCGCCGTCGTTCGTGGACCCGATGGCGGCGTCTACATGCTGACTGGAACGGCATCGACTGGCCTGGCGCCAGCCAACGATCCGGCCAACTGGCGTTTTCTCTGGAACGCGGCCGGAAACGGAACTGGCCTCGCCTTCGGAGACGGCAGCGACGGTGATCTGACGGTATCTGGCGCGAGCTCGCTGGCGGCCGGAAACCCCGGCGAAGAAACGCACCTGAACAACCTGACCATCGGCGCGTCGGGCGTTCTGACCACCAATCGCCGAATCCTTCGCGTCCGTGGCCTGCTTAGCATCGCGTCGGGCGGTTACATCCAGCCGCGTGTCGCGTCGGCCTTAAACGCAAGCGGCGCATCCGGCGGCACTGGCGTGACCGACGCTTGGATGTGCGGCTCAGCTGGCGGCGACGGCGGGGCCGGTGGCGCCGACGGTAGCAACTCGGGCAGCACCTCCAATCCTTCCGGCGGTGGCACGGGCGGATCGGGCGGACTCAGCGGCGCGCCACACTCGGGAGGAAGCGCCGGCTCTCAGTCGTTCCCAGCCAACAGCAACCTGCGGCAGTTTCTCTGCGGCCAGGCGGGCTGGTGGAACGGCTTCGGCCTGCGTGGCGGCACCGGGGGCGGCGGCGGCGGCGGTGCGCAGTTCGTCGCTGGCGGCGGTGGTGGCGCTGGTGGCGATGTCCTGATCGTCATCGCCCGGACCGTCGTCATCGCCTCGGCGACGGCGTTGCGTTCGTTTGGCGGGAACGGAGCTGCTGGCGCAGATGGCGGCGTCGCCAGCGGCGGTGGCGGCGGTGGCGGCGGAGGCGGCGGATGCGTTCTGCTGGTCTCTGGAACGAAGACCGGACCGGCGCTGACTAGCGCGTGCGTGGCGGCTGGGACATTCGGCGCCGGCGGGCCGGGTGGAACCATAGCAGGCAATCCTGGGACAGCGGGATCGGCCGGGAAGTTCGCCGAGATCGTACTGAGCTAGCTGAGAGGTACACTCCCTGGACGATCAGAAATCCCAGGTCGACTTGCAGTTGTCGCAGTACGCCTGGGTCGCCTTTTTCATTCGCGACAGGCCGGTCGCAAGAAGGGTAAGAGGACTCAGCAGAATCGCCGCCGCAGCCTTCCCGCCGCTGATTCCGTCTTTCCGTTCCACAGCCTTAGTTCGTACATTGCCCTTTGTTTGGCAGTGCGGACAGATCATTGCTTCGTTGATCGGACCGTACTCCAGCTTGATCTGAAAGTTCTTCAGCTTTCTCCCGAGGTCCGCCAGCAAATCTCCGGAGTCTTTGCCTGTCGCCCTTAGTTCCCTCACGAAGTCGAACAGGTGGACGCCCAGGATGACGGCCACCAGGACAGCGAAATAGATGCCAAGGGTCATTTTATGGCGCCGCACATTCGCTGCATGCCTTCACGCAGAGGCCCATTGGAATACTGCACTCCTCGCTGTGGAGTATGAAGGGCGTGGGAATGCAGGTGAGACACCGGGCCCCGCTGAGGCCGCCGAGGTAAAGCACGTTGCCTTCATTGTTCACGCAGATCTGATTGCGTGCGGCGTCGGGCTCCCATCCGTTGACCGCCATGCACGTCCGGTAGGTCGCCACCGGCGCGCCGCCCGTTCCCTGAGCGCCGCCGCTACCAGCGCCACCCGTCCCCTGCATCCCGCCCGAGCCCTGGATTCCGCCCGTGCCCGCGCCCCCGGTGCCCGTGGCCGTTCCGCCCGTGCCCGCGTCATTCGCCGCCTGGGCGCCGCCGGTGCCAGCGTCCGCCATCGCGCCGCCGGCTGCCGACCCGCCAGCGTCGCCCATCATCGCCGCCGCGCCGCCGCTGCCGTCGCCGGCATCTTCCTCGACGCTGCTAGCCGTGACGTTCCCGCAGGCCGCGAACCCCAGCAGGGCCGCCAAAAGACCAAAACGCTTCATGGTGTGCTCCTTCACCGCGCTCCCATTTTTAGAGGCAGGCCCAGCGCTGGGAGCGCCAGCGCCACCCGGCGATGATCAGTCGCCGAATCGGCCTGCCCACACCAAGCGTCCCGCGAATCGCAAAGGCGCGCAACTGAACGGAGGCGCAGCCACAGATATGACACAGATGTCACACACATGTGTAACGCTTGCGCACCAGGAAGAGGCTTAAGTCTTGACGTTAGATCTACCGACCATGAATATGTGCGTACCTCATTGGCCGCTGAGTTTGACAACCCGAATTCGCGATCCATGGTGAGCACATGTCCGCCGTAAAACGCTGCTTCATCTCGTACAGCTCTCGCTTGGGAGCATACTTGGCTGGCGCAGGAAGCGTCTTGGACATCTGGGGCACTTACCCGCTGGTCCGAATGCTCGATGCTCATCGCCGCGAAGTCTCCGACCTGGCCGCGCTCCGTTCGGACTGCAAAAAGATCGGATCCGACTTCGACCGGGTGATTGAGCGCGAGCGTGAGCAGCAAGCGGCGTCGTAAGCTCCACCGGCAGGAAATCGTCCGCCGACAGGCCCAGAGCGATGTTGCTCGAAACGCCCAAGGCCCTCAGTCCGTCCGCGTGGAACGAACCTACACCGAGCACTACAACGGTCCGCTCCCTCATCCAACGACGCTTGCTCAGTTCGAGCAGATCGTCCCCGGATCAGCTCAGAGGCTAATCGCCAATCTCGAAGCCGAAGGACAGCACCGTCGAGAGATGGAAAAGGAAGACGGCCTTGTAGGCAGGGAAGGATTCAAGGCTCAAATCCGGTATCGGGGCCGAGGCCAATGGATGGCCTTCGTGATAACCATGGCCGGCCTCGGCTGCTCCGCGCTTGCGATGAAAACTGGCCACGAGGTCGGCGGGAGCATTCTCGGCATCGGATCCCTTGTCACAATCGTGACTGCCTTCATTCGTGGCGCACCTGTCCCGAAGGAACTCGAAGAGGACGGCGAGAAGAAGGCCAATTCGTAGCGGCCCCTGGCCTTTCTAGAGACCGTTCGCCCAGCCTGTAGCCTCGATCTGGGGCTATGAGTCTGCGCGACAACGCCGAGCGGGATTGGAACTTCAAGAACCGGCGCGCGTACGGCTCACGTCACGCCATCGCGCCCGATGATCTCGTCCGCCTCGACGATCTCGAGGCCGCCATCGCCGCAATCCCGCCGGGCGCCGGCGCCTCATACACGTTCACCGACGGTCTGACCCTCGACATCGACGGCCATACCGTCCACGGCGACTACATCACCGGCCACGCCGGCGGCAACACCTGGTCGGGTGGCCTCAACCCCGGCGACGGCCTGACCATCGACGCATCGAAGGACGCCGCCAAAGGGCCGATGCGCTTCAACGCCAGTGGCTGGGGCTTCAATGCCGACGCGGTCGCTCCGACGATGGTCGACGTCGACCTGACGCAGTCCTTCGCGCAGACCGATGTCACGACGGACTTCTTCAAAATCCACGGGTCCGTCGATTTCACCGCCGACCAGAATTACAACACGGCCGATCATGTGGCATACGTTTCGATTTACTCGCCGACCTTCAACAACGTTGAAGGCGATAACGACCTCACGCCCAACGGCCAGCAAGGCCCGGTAGCAACGCTGTGGATTGAAGGCGAGCCGTCTCTGGCTGGCTGGGACGATACCAGTGACAGCTGGGCGATCTGGGCAGGGGGCGCCGTCTCGTTCAGGGGAAACGCATTCCTTGGCGGACAGTTCAACTTCCTCGACGGCCTGTTTGACCAGACGATCTACAAATCTGGAACCGGCGACTTCTTTCTTCAAAACATCAACGGCGGGAATACTTTCCTCGGAACGAACGGCGGCACCGGCGCTGTCAGCGTCAACGCCGCCGGCGCGCTGGGCGTCAACGTTCTCCCGTCGGGCGCCCACCGGTTCCAGGTTCACGCCGCCCAGTCGGTGGCGTTCAGCAGCTCGGCCACGCTCGACGCCGTCTATTTCGACCCATCCACCACCACCCTGACCGGCGGCACCGGGACGATCTCGACGGCGGCCGGCTTCAACCAGGTCGTGTTCGCGGCGCCGACCATCAACGCCACCAGCACCACGATCAACAACGCCGCCACCGTCACCATTCTGGGCGCGCCCAGCGGCACCGCAACGATCACTAACCCCTACGCGCTGAACGTACAGGCCGGCACCACGCGCCTGGCCGGAACGGTCATCATCAGCACGCTGACCGGCATGCTGAAGGCAACCAGCGGCACGGTTTCGGTGGGCACCGGCGGCACGGACTATGTCGCGCCCACCACCACCTTGACCGCCGGCACTGGCCTCACCGGAGGCGGCGACCTTTCCGCCAACCGAACCTTCAACGTCGGTGCGAACGCCGACGGATCGATCGCCGTCAACGCCGACGACATCCAGGTGGGCGTGCTGGCGACCGATGCCCAGCATGGCAACCGCGGGAACGGCTCGCTGCACACCACCGCCACCACTAGCACGGCCGGCTTCTTGGCGGCGGCCGATAAGAGCACGCTGGCCAACTCGAAGTTCTTCGTCGGCAACAGCACCAACGCCCCAGCCTCGGCTCAGAACCTGGGCGCCCTGGCCAGCGGCATCCTGAAGCAAACCGTCTCTGGCGGCGTCTCGACCATTTCGGTCGCCACGGGCGGAACCGATTTCGAGAACCCGCTGACCTTCAGCCAGGGCGTCACGCGCGCCAGCAACGCTGTGACCGGCGACTACATCACCGGCAAGGCCGGCGGGCAGGTGTGGACGTCAGGCACTAGCGCGTCCGACCCGCTGACGATCCAAACGTTCGCCACCAGCCCGACGGGCGCCATTACATTGAAGGCCGCGCAGATCTTCGTGCCGGCCGGCAACTTCTCCACCGCGCCGGGGATCGAATTCACTGGGTCGACTGGCGCCGGCTTTGCGTACCAGAATGCGAGCGGAACCGACTTGCTTCGCGTCGTCGTCAACGAGTCGACGTTGCTCTATTTCCAGAGCGACGGCATCCACATGAACAACGGCGCGCTAATTGACTATGGCCAAGGATCGTCGACCAAAGGCGTGGGCATCGGTGGCTATGCATCGGGCGGTCCTTATCTCGATGTCGTCGGAACCACCGCCACGACCGCGCAGGGTTTCTCCGTTTTCAATACCCGCACCGATGGCTCGAATTATGAGCGTTACACGATCGACTGGACCACGACCGCCAACACGGTGAAGGTCGGCGCCCAGGCGGCGGGCACCGGTACGGTGCGGGCGGTCTCGTACGTCGGGGCGTCCCACACGTTCGGCAACACCGTCGTCATTCAGTCGTTGACCGGCATGCTGAAGGCGACGAGCGGCACGGTTTCGGTCGGCACGGCCGGCACCGACTACACCGGTATCATCACGCTGACCGCCGGCACCGGCCTGACGGGCGGCGGTGATACGTCGGCGAGCCGCACCTTCAACGTTATCGGCAACGCCGACGGCTCGATCCTGGCGAACCCAGACGACATCCAGGTGGGCGTTCTCGCCACCGATGCCCAGCACGGAAACCGGGGCGGCGGCGGCATCCACGCTGCGGCAACCACCGGCACCGCCGGTTTCCTGTCCTCGGCCGATAAGTCGACGCTCGCCAACTCGAAATTCTTCGTCGGCAATTCGACCAACGCCCCAGCGTCGTCACAAAACCTTGGCGCTCTGACGACCGGCATCCTGAAGCAAACCGTTTCGGCGGGCGTCTCGACGATCGCAACGGCAACCGGCGGGACTGACTATGAGTTCCCGCTGACGTTCAGCATAGGCCTGACGCGAGCGACGAATACCATTACCGCCAACATCACCACCGGCGTCTCGGGCGGCCAGACGGCGACCGGCGGCACCGTGTCGGGCAACGCCCTGACCCTGCGTTCAAACACCAGCAACGACGGGAAGATCCTTCTCGGCTCGACCTCCAATGGATTCAGCGAATCGACGGGGCAGTTCTGGTTGGGCACCACAACGCCAGCCAGCACCGCTACGATCGCGATCAATGTTTCCCAGAACTCGTTCACGGAAGTTCTGAACACCAACGCCAATACAGGTGGCGCAGCTGGCGCGTGGTTCGTGGCCGGCCTGAACGCCAACACCGACTCTGGCAAAACGATGGTGATGGCGATGCTGGGTACCAACTGGACCACCAGCGGACTTCTGGGTCCGCAGGTTGGTCTTATCGAGCACGCTCCGAGCATCGCATCGAATATGGTCATCAGCGCGAACAGCACTGGCGACATGGTTTTCGCAACCACCACCAGCCGAACGGAGCGCGCCCGCGTTACGACCGATGGGTATTGGACCCATAAGCTCTGGGGCACCGCCATCACGACCTCGCCGTCGAACCGCTATGGATTTGAGTTGCAGCAGGCGGCTACGACCAATATTTCAAACGGTGTCACGGGAACGATCTGGGCGACGGCCGCAATCACCCAGGGAACGTTTCAGATGTCATCCGGGTCGGCGACTATCACATCTCTCGCGTCTCTCTATATCGACGGAGCACCATTGAATGGCGGCGGTGGACTTACGACCACCAACCGCTATTCCATCTTCTGCGATTTCGGCCTCGCGCGCTTCGATGGCGACGGCACCCAGGTCTTTGAAACCCCTCACTTCACCCCGGCGCCAACCAGCTTCTCGAATTCGAACGAGTACATCCCCGTGAAAGTAACCGGAGTGGGACTCAAGTACATCCTCTTGCAAGACCTGTCGTTCTCTTAGGCAGACACTTTTCTTGAGGATCTAGATCCGCGCCGCACTATCGCCTCATGAGTGAATCCAAGCAGCGAGCGAGGTCCGAATCGGTCGGCAAATGGATTGAGGCCAGCGAGCAAGAGCGCACGGCCATACTGTGGTTCTTCTCGAACTTCGTCCGACCGAAGGGCGGCGATCAGGCTAGCCACCGACGGCTCTTCAAGAACTTCGCGCTGCGTGCAATGTCCCGAATGATCGACGAATCGGAAGCCAAAGCCGAAGCCGAAGCCGAGGAGAAGAACCGAGCGGCGAAGCCGACCCGGATCGCGCAGTTCTCGGCGGAGCTTGTCGAGTACGAGACCAGCGCCGACGTCATCGAGTATTTCGTGAAGACCACGGAAAATGGCGAAGTTCCAGGCGGCTGGATCGACTACATCGGCGAGGTCCGCGACCGGATGCAGGACAAACAGTACAAGGCGCCGTCCGTCCAGGACGCCGAGGCCCAGTCCAAGGCCGCCGTGAAGACCATCGAGGCGCCGGCCGCCGAGGACGCGACGCCCTAGATTCTGGAGGCCGTCCCTCCGACGTCTAGGATTGGCTCATGAGCGGAAAGAAGCGCGCACGCAAGGAGCGACGCCGAAAGGTGCGCGAGATGCGTCGCGGGGCGAAGCCGGCCCTGTCGCAGGCCGAGCCCGAACCGGAGAAGGCGCCGGCGTAATGAGGCGTCTCGACGAACTCTCCGAGCAGGAGATCAGTCGATACCTGCGTCCCCCGACGCCGTGGTTCTCGATCATCGGCCCGATCCTGGCCATCGCCAGTGTCATCGGCGGCGGCATCTGGTGGGCGGCGCGCTCGCCCGACCCGGCGGAGTTCAAGAAGGCCCAGAGCGACATCGTCGAGATTCGGATTGGCCAGTCGCTCACGCAGGAGAACGTCAAGGGCCTGCGCGACGACGTCGGCTCGATCAAGACCGACCTCAAGCAACTCCTGATGCAGCGGAGGAAGTAACCATGGTGGCAGGCAACGGCTCCGACGACTTCGACCCCAACGCGACGCCGAACGAGACGCCTGAGGCTACGCTGGATTACCACCGGCCTTACGTCCTGGTGCTGGCCAACGTCTGCAGCCAGCTCTCGGCGCTGAACGACAACCTCCAGCGGGCGCTGCACGAGGTGCGGGTGGCGCGCGAGCCGATCGGGCGCGACTTCAGGGACGCGCTCCGCGACACGTTCAAGGGGCTGGCCCAGGTCGGGCAGGCGGGCGAAGCGGTCTTTTCGAAATAGGAGTCCCATGGACAAGTGGCACTTTGGAGCGTTGGTTGTCGGCGCCGCGGTCGCGGTAGTCGGCGCCCTCACGAATCACATGAACGAATTGACCCCGATCGCCGGCATGATCATCGGCGGGGCGCTCGGGCTCGCGATGCCGAAGGGCAACGGGGCGGCGCCGGCGGTGAAGCCTTGAGCCAACCCGCGGCGCCCGGCAGCACGACGCCCGCCCTGCCCGAGCACATCATGCAGTTCTTCGCGTACCAGCATCTACCGCCACACCTGCAGGAGGTGTCGCGGCCATTCTTCGTGATGGCCGATCAGCTGCTGAACCTGCCGCGCAACCCGGAGCGGACGGTGGCGCTGAGAAAGCTGCTTGAATCCAAAGACGCGGCCGTGCGCGCCGCGCTCGCGAAACCGTAAACGAGGAGATCATCATGCATTACCGTAATGGCCGAGAAGCAAAGAACGGTGATCGGATCGTGCAGTTGGACCATGAGGGGAAGATCCTTGGGCACGGCATCTTGCACGGCGCCACGCCGGGGAACGACTACTGCAATGGCAGTCTCGCGCCAATTCCGGCGCAGACTGGCGTCTGCATGGTCGATGCTCTGCACGTCGACGACCTGGCCGCGATCCTCGCCGAAAAGGGACTGGAGAAGCGCCCCGTCGGGAAATGACCGCTTCCCCTCCCGCGCGCCGTCTGCCACAGTCGAGCAGTGAGGCTACTGGCCATTGATAGCGCGACGTGCTCAGGCTGGGCCCGCCTCGACGGCGAGCGCTTGATCGCCCACGGCACCGTCGAAGCCGGCGATCTGCTGCGCCTCGACGCCTTTGCGCGTTCCGCCTGCGCGGGCGCTCGGCCTGACCTGGTGGTGATCGAGGACAACTTCGTCATGCGCGGGAAGAAGGCCAACCCGAACGTGATGAAGGTGCTCAGCCGCATCGTCGGCGCCTGGCAACTCGCCTTCGCCGTGCGCGGCGTGCCCACCGAAATCGTGATGCCGAACATCTGGCAGCGAGGCGTCCTGGGCATGCTCACCAAGGGCGGAACGAAGAAGGCCGCGGCGCTGTGGGTGCGGGCGACGTACGGGGTGACGGCAGGGGAAGATCAGTGCGATGCAATTGGGCTGGCCGCGCACGTCGCGCGGCGGGAACTGGTGGCGGCGCGACTGCGGACTGCGGGCGCGGTGCCGCGGGCGGCGTTGCTGTAACCCGCACACGGATCTTTCCTGAATCTTGCCAACCGAGCGCGCACCAGCGACCACCACCATTAGGTAACTAACGGCAATGACGCCGGATTATCGCGTCATGCTTGCTGGCGGTGTGTAAAACGGCGCGGGAATTATTCCTACGCCACCGCCGGCCCATCCACGAACGCCAGCGCCGGCCGCAGGAACCCGATCGTGATCTCGGCGATCCCGCGCGTCCGGTTGTAGACGCCGTCCCCGTTGCGCGAGCCGGTCACCGAGGTGTTGCCTTCGCACGTCGTCAGCATGCCCTCGCCGAACGCTTGCCCCGTGACGATCCCGCAGTGGCCCTTGCCGTCACCGTGGTCGATGAGGAAGACGTCGCCCGGCCGCGGGTCGGCCACGCGCATCGACAGCGGCGCACGCTGCCAGAGGCCCCATACGCTCGACGCCTTCGGAAGCGGGTTCGGTAGGTCGAGCGCCTCGGCGGCGTGACCGGAACAAAAGCCGACGAACTGGGCGCACCAGCTGTCGGCGGCGGCGGGGTCGCGCCCGGCGTATCGGTGGTACTCGTCGACGCGCTGGCCGCGGTTCGGCGCGGTCTCGCGGACGCCAACCTCACAGGCGGCGATGTCGAGGAGCTTGCTGACGAAGTCCGTGTCGCGGGGCATGCCCGCAGAGTGCGGCGGGGCGGGGGCGGGCTCTAGATTTTGATGAGGTAGCGTGCGGCGGGCGGGATGAAACTCAGCCCGTAACAGCGAAACACGTACCCATCCTCATGGCTGCGAGCGAGACGATCGATCTCGTCGATCGCCTCCTGCAATCCAGCGAACGTTAAGGGCGGCCAGTCGATCAGCGCGGCGCTCGTCGTCCGGCCCGCGCGTTCAAAAGACCAAGCCGTCCGCCGTTCATGCCTGCGGCGCCGCCGCTTCGCCTCGCGGCCGGTGCGGTTGTTGTGGCGTTTGCCCATTTCGTCACAGCCCACAGTACGGGCATGTGCCGCCTTCGTGCCCATCATTGGGATCGCACATCTCTTTGAGGGTGCCGTCCGGCGCGAACCGCAAAGATACGTAACTATCTGTCCATCCCTTCTCGTCGACCGCGAGTTTGATCCCCGCCCGCTCCAGCATCTCCTGCAGCGTTTCGAGGTCGGAGGGGCCGCAGAATACCCGGTGGTTGAGGCCGTAGAGACCACAGCGCGGGCAAGGGGCTACTGCCGGCCGCACCTCGGCGGCTGGGGCGTCGGGTGGAATGAGCGTTGATAGATCAACTGCCCGCTCCCACGGCCGTTCCACCATCGCCGCCTGTTCCGCGCGCAGCCGCTCGACCTCGGCCGCGCCCGCGGGGTTGTTGCACGCCTCGGGCGAGCAACCTCGCACAGAGAACGCGAGCCCGCAGCGCAGGCAATGGTCGGCGGTCGTCACTCTGGATCCCTGGTATCGCGGTCGAGCTGCGCCAGCAGCATTTCATGGTTCACGCCGACAACCACTCGGCAACTTCCATCCCGCCACCAGACCACCGATTTGACGACCCCGGAAGACGCGGCCCCGGGGTCTTCCCCTTCCGGATCCTGCATGTCGATGAATTCGCCCACTCGCGGAACGACCGGCCAATCTACGGTATGGCCGCGGAGGTACGATCCCGGCGGCGCGTCGAACGTTATCTTTGCCATCAACCTCCCCCTTCGTCGATCCGCTTCAGCAGCGCCTCGGCTTCGAGCACGCTAGGTGACGCTTCCTCGATCCTTTCGATGTCAACCCAGTGCCGCAGCTCGGCCGTCACCTTGCGCAGCAGTTCGATGGCCTTGTCGCGGTTGGCTTCGCGATCCGTTTCCCGTTGTCGCGCCACCTTAATCTGGGCGAAGTCGGGCGCGACATAGTCGCTAGGTCCTGCCGAAGCGCCGGCGGTAGACCGGACCCAGCCTTTCGTCGGGCTTGGCATCAGCGCACGCCCTTCTTGATCACCAATCCCTGTAGATTTCGATCTTCTCGCGGCAGGAATTGTTCGAGCGCGATGATCGCCAGAATCACCGGGATTCGTGGGCAGCCATTGAAGTGCGCCGACTTGCTCGGCGGCGTGCACGTGCATTCTGTCCGCTCCGCAGAAGCCTTGAGATTGGCGAGGAAGTCTTCGTCGATCGCGATCGATCGCTCAGCAGCCGCGGCATACAGCCGGATCGCCCGGCTCACAACAGCGTTCTGTGTTCGTTCCTCTATTCGAACACGGTCGGCCAAGTCCTTGTAAACAGCGGGGGCGAGCCGAACCGTCACGGCCACCGCGTCCTCTTCAGCCTTCTTTGCCATCGACGCAAGCCTGCGGTGGGAGCACCTGCAAAGTCAAGCGAAACATGCGCGTATGGCCAGAACAGAATAAATCGCAGCGTTCGCTTTTTTATGCTTGCACTCGCAATCATAATGAATATACTGATTCTCATGAACACGACGAACACCGAGACCGCCGCCGAGACCGAGCCCTCCGTCGCCAACATCATCTTGGGCCAAATCAACGCCCTCGACTTCTGGGCCCGCGCCCGCTGGGGCGTCAAGCAGCTGCTGGGCACCGAGAACGGCCTGATGATGAACTGCAACCGCGGCATCAAGATCATCGTCACCTTGGACCCCAGCGACACCTACACCGTCCAGGTGGGTCGCCTGCGCAAGTTCGACTTTACGGTGAAGGGCGAAGCCTCTGACGTTTACGCCGAGGACCTGGTGCGAATCACCGACGGCCTTTTCTCTGACGCCTTTGGAGGTCTGTAGACCATGGAAACCAACACCACCGAGACCGCCGCCAACTGGGCCGCCAACGTCCGCGCTGAGATGAAGGCCGAAAACGATGCGCGCCGGGCCCGCTGGGAAGCTGCTATGGACCTGGCCGCCCGCCTGTGGGCAAGCGGCGAGACCCAGCGGGCCGTCAAATTGACCCAGGATGCGGACACCATCTATAGCGGCCAGGAGGGCAGCCTGACCCGGGCGGACGCATGGGCATTCGCCAGCGAGGCCGCCGCTTTCCGCAACCTCGTCATCCGCCGCCCGGCCGTCTGAGCCCCTACGGTAGCCCGTCACGGCGGGCCTCCGCAGCGCCTCAGTCTGAAAACTAAAAACGGCCCCCCATCTGCGTCAACAGACAGGGGGCCCGAACGAAGGCCCTGCTCACACAGGTCCCGCGCCCGCACGCGGATTTTGGGTGAGCACGGCCGGAAAGGTCAACCCCATGTCCGCAACCGTTACGCCCCCGGCCCCCGGCTTCCCTCCCCAGGAGATCCCCGAGCTGGCCCGCCTCCGTTCTGCGATCGGCTGGGCCCGGGCCATGCGCATCATCGTTCGGCCCTCCGCCCCGCGGGTGCAGTGCATCTCGGAGCAACACCCGCGGTGGGCGCGCAGCGGCCCCGACGCAGTCATCGACCCGATCGGGGCGGCCATCCTCCAGCAGCAGCCCGACGTTCCCGAGCTGCCCGACGCCGCGGCTATCGCGCTGAACTCCTGCGTCGCGGTAGCCGAAGGACTGGCGGACGGGCTGGCCGGCGAACCGCCGTCCGAACGCTGGATGACTTCGACCGCCAAGCGCCGTTACGGCGAAGGCTTCTTGGCCGGCGTCCAGTTGCGGATCGAACTCTCGACCTGGACCTGCCGCAACCACCGCGAGCGAATGAAGCTCGGCCAGAACTGCCCTAAGTGCCTGGAGGCGCTGTCTTGAGCGCTTTCACCCAAAGCGGGTACCGCGTGGCTAGCGACGAAGAGCAGGCGGATTTCGAGCGCCAGCTCTGCATCACCTGCCACGGCGAGCGCCGCAAAGCCGCTCACGACGAAGACACCTGCCTGCTCGTCGGCTACCCGCTGGCAGGGCGGGTGTGCAAGCCGTGCGCGCTGTTCATGTGGGGCGACAACCTGCTGCGCGGTGAGGTGCCACTGGAGATTCTCGAGCCCGAGGACCGCACGCTGACCCACCGCGAACTTCGGCTATCGGAAAAGGCGTATTGGGTTCTGCGTGGCCGGCAGCCGGGCGCGGCGATCAAGATCGTCGTCGAGTACCTCGACGCAGCAATGGTCAACACCGGCATCCCGTGGCACCGGCAGTGCGGCACCTGCGGACGGGCCATGACCGAAAGCGGATGCATCTGCAGATTCTGCGACTGCTGCTCGCAGCACTGGATCAGCACGCGCGCCGACCATGACGACGAGAACGGGCGCCCGTGGGAGGACTGCCCGGAGTGCGTCGGGTTCGTCGGCGAGGGCGTGTCCGTGGTCATCGCCGCGGTGGTTCGAACATGACCCGCCGCCAAGCCTTCGTGGCCTTCGCGGTCGTCGCCGGCTACATCGCCATTGGCGCCATCATCATGCGCGTCGTAGCGGGGAGGTGGCTGTGACCTGGGCGGCGCCAGAGGACGGGACGCTCACCGAGCACAACACCGTCGAGGAACTGGTGCGGATCTACCAGAAGGCCGAAGCGGACATCCGCGCCGGCTTCGCCCTGATCGTCGGGGCGACCGACAGCCTCAACAACACGATCGCGCTCGGCAAAGAGAACCTTCACCTCCGAAGTCGCTTCAGCCGGGAGGCCATGCCCCACTTTCGCGAGCCCGACGAGCACCTGGTGCACCTGCGCCGGGACGTCTGGCAGGCGCTGATCGAGCGGATGCAGATCCGCCGCGCGATGTCGATCGCGGCCTGGGAGAAGCTTCAGAAGGAGGTCGAAAGCGAAGACCCACCCGAGATCAACGCCGAGAACCTGACCAGCATGGTGGAACAGTTCCGCGAGGACATCCCCGCCATGCTCAAGGCGGCGGTGGACGAAGTCTTCGACTGGCTGCGCCCGCGGGGCGACCGGTACAAGACCAACAGCCAGTTCGAGATCGGGGAGCGCGTGGTGTTGACGAGCGTTGTCTCCCGCGGGTTCGGCCGCAATTGGGACACCTGCCACTATCGCGATCAGTACCTGACAGCGTTGGAGAACGTCTTCTACATGGTGGCCGGCGAGGCCCGGCCGGAAGACGGCTACTACAGCGCCATCGCGACGCGGATCAAGTCGATCCCGAACGGTCAGCCCTGCATCGGCGCCACCGAGCTGTTCGAGTTCAAGGGCTTCAAGAACGGGAACATGCACCTCCGCTTTCGGCGCATGGACCTGGTGGCGAAGCTGAACGCCATCGCCGGCGGAGCTCGTCTCAAGCCGGTCAGCGCGGAGGCACGGCCGTGAAAGTCCCGCTGATCACCGAAGAGATCGCACCGCTCGGTCCCGAGACGTCGCGCTTGCTCGACTACTGCCGCGAGCGCCGCGAAGCGCTGACACGGAAGCTCGTCAAAGACGTCTCTGACGGCATCCGCGTCCTGGTGACGCGCGGAGATGCCGACCTCACCGAACTTCAGATCGCTGAGCGCGCCGCCAACATCGTCGCCGGAATCATCGGCAACTACGAAATCACCGACAAAGGAGACTGACCATGAAGACGTCCAAGCTGCTCGTGCTCGCCCTGCTCTGCCTTCCCTTGACCGCCTGCCTGGGAGACGACGATCCGGCGCAGATGAAGTCCGCCGCGCTGACGTCGCCGGTCGTCGGGACCTGGTTCAGCGCGAACGGATCCACGCCGGCCCAGGTCCGCGCCAATGTCGCCGTCTCCGGCCAAGGCTTTTCGATGGTCATCTCCGACGCCGCCAACCCGACCCAGCCAACCTACGTCGTGACCGGCACCGTCGACCTCGACGGCAGGCACTTCAACGACCCGATCGTCGTCAACGGCGTCCCCCGCCACTGCTACGGATTCGCCACCGCCGACGGCAGCCGGATGTTCTTCGGCATCCAGGACGACAGCCATACCTACATGGCTTCGTGGACATTCCTTCGCACGCAGTGATAGACACGCCGTGTGGACGACGAGACCCGGCGGCGGAAGATCGGCCAGCTCGTCGGCGAGCGGGCGGCGCTGCAGGCTCAGATCGACGCGCTAAACGAGCGGATTCGGGGGCTGGTCGAGGAGTCGGGGCGGCGGATGGAGAAAGAATTTGGCTTGCCCGCGCGCCGATCGGTCGGTACCGTGAACGGAGTGTTAACACCTCCGGCATCAGCAGCCGCGCTCAACAGGAGCGCGGGTAACGTGAAGGATCCGCATTCGGCGCTGGCCCGTCTCCAGAAGGCTGCCGACGCTCACCGCATGTCGATCAGGGGGCTGTGCGCCGAACTGCGCGCGAAGGGCCATAAGGTCACGCCGCCTGCTGTTTCCATGGCCCTCGCGGGTGAGCGCCGAATCTCCGAAGAAGTTGCCGGCGCCGTCGAGAAGCTGATCGGTTATCGAGCGACGAAGGCGAACTGGCCGGGCGGCATCCGCGCCACCAAAGCCTGATCGTCGTCGTCCGTAAACGAAGCGTTCACGTTTTGTGTTGACCGCAGTGTGAACAGACTGTTAACGTTTTCCTTCCTCAAAAGGAGATCACGATGAGCACCGCAATCGCACAGGCACTCCCCGATCCGCTGCCCACCCTCCAGCTCACCGACTACGAGACCCGCGACCGGTGGCTGGCCGCCCGCACCAAGGGCATCGGCGCCAGCGATTCGTCCGCGCTCTTCGGTCAGTCGCCCTGGCATACCAAGTTGTCGCTCTGGGCCGAGAAGACCGGGCGCCTGCAGCACGAGGGCGGCGACGGCGAATGGCTCGACTGGGGCAACCTGCTGGAGCCGCTGATCGCCGACCGGTACGCCGCCGTCACTGGCTCAACGATCTGGCAGGGTTCTCCGTTCTGCATCGCGCGCCACTCGACGATCCCGATCCTGCTGGCCACGCCCGACCGCATGGTCATCTCGTCGCCGGGCCGCGCCACTCGCGGGACGCTGCAGATCAAGAACGCCGCCGCATTCAAGTCGCATGACTGGGAGGAAGGACCGCCGGTCCACGTTCAGATTCAAGTCCAGCACGAAATGTCGGTGCTCGGCCTGGAGTGGTCGAGCGTCGCCGTCCTGATCGGCGGTAACCGCTTTCGGCACTTCGAGGTCGAGCGCAACCCGGAGTTCATCGCCGAGCTTGAGGCCCAGGCCGTGGCGTTCTGGCGGCTGGTCGAGACCGGCAGTCCACCTTCGCTCGACGAGATCGACGGGCGAGCACTCGAAACGCTGGCGCGCCTGCATCCGGCCGACGACGGCACGGAGGTTCCTTTGCCGTCAGAGGCGATCGCGATTTGGGAGGAACTGACAGAAATCCGCGCTTCGTTGTCCGCCGCCGAGAAGCGCAAGAAGGACGCCGACGCGAAGCTGCGCGCGCTGATCGGGTCGGCCACTTTCGGCCGCTTGCCTGACGGGCGCCGCCTTTCGCTGAAGACGACAGCCCGCAGCGGCTTCGCTGTTGATCCAACGACTTACCGCAGCCTGAAACTCGAAAAGGGGAAACGACCATGAGCAGCGAGCCAAAGACCGTGACCGTTCCGCAGCCACCCGCCGCAGAATCCGGCCTGACGACACGCACTGAATTCGGCGCCATCGTTCACGACCGCAAAGCGGAGACCGCGGCCAACGCACTGGCTGCACAGGCTGCCGCTGCGGTGCAGGCGCGCTTCGTGATGGCCCTGCAGCGCCCGCGGGACATTGACTTGGCGCGGGTGAAGATCCTTGGCGCCTGCAAACGGCCCCTGTTCGCCAAGGGCGCCCTGTACAAAAAGCCAGTCGGCAGGAAGTACAACGAGGACACCGGGAAATGGGAGGAACAGTTCGTTACCGGATTGAGCATCAGGTTTGCCGAGGAAGCGATCAGGGCGCTGGGCAACGCGATGACCGAATCGCTCATCGTCTACGATGACCCGCGCCGCCGAATCATCCGCATCTCGGTCACCGACATGGAGACCAACACCGTCCACTTTAAGGACATCAACGTCGAGAAGACCGTTGAACGCTCGAAGCTGAAAAAGGGCCAGACCGCTATCTCGCAGCGGGTGAACTCGTACGGCGACGCTGTCTACATCGTCGAGGCAACCGACGACGATCTGCTGGTAAAGGCCGGCGCGCTGACGTCAAAGGCCCTGCGCGACAAGATCCTGATGCTGCTGCCGAGCGATATCCAAGAGGAGGCCAAGCAGGAAATCGTTGAGATCCAGGCGAAGAAAGATGCCGCCGATCCGCAGGGGGCGCGCAAGGCGATGATTGATTCATTCGCGGAGGTCGGCGTGTTGCCGAACCATCTCACGGAATACGTCGGCCACGATCTCGGCGCCCTGACGCCGCAGGAACTCCAGCATCTGCGCGCCATCTATTCGGCCATCAAGGAGGGCGAGGCCACATGGGCTGACGTCGCCGAGCACAGACGCGACTTCGAGGCCGAGAAGGCAAAACGAGACGCCTCCAAAACTACCACGGGCGGGACGCCGCCGGCCGCCAAGAGCAAGCCGACCGTCAACGACGTCGCGAAGGACGCGAAGGCAAAGCGAGAGGCGGCCGCCAAGCCGGAGGACAACATCAGCAAGCCCGTCCCCGCCGCCCGCGAGCCGGGTGACGACGGCGACGAAGACGCAGCCAACCGGGCTGCCGCCGCGCCCACCGCCGACGAGATGGCGAAGGGCCGTTAGCGATTTCCTGCCCGCCGCCCCGTCGGTAATGGTGCCGGCGCGGGCGGCGGGCGCACCCTTTCTTAAGGATTTACCATGGCCGGCACCCAAGCACTCGACCTGCAGCGCACCGTCGCCTTCGCCGCGCACGCGCACGAACTGACCGTCATCACCGACCCGAAGGATCCGCTCTACGACCGGAGCATCCACGACCTGATCGCCGACTCGTTCTTGCTTTCGATCGCCACCCACGGCGTGCTGCAGGACCTCAAGGCCCAGGATCGGAACGGGACACCGATCGTGGTCTTCGGCAAACAGCGCTGGAAGGCGGCGACGGTCATCGACCACCTGGTCGGCGCCCACCTGTACAAGGGGAAGATCGCCCCGGTCGTCGACGCAATCGATCGGCACCGGAACAGCGACCTCGGCAAGCGCATCATCGAGCTGGTCGGCGCCAAAGGCATCCGGCTGACGGTGCGCCCGCTCGCGCCCGCCGGCGGCGCCGCCAAGGTGCGCAAGGTGATGGGCGCCGAGAACGCTCACCGGCGGGCCGTCACGCCCCAGGAGAACGCCTTCAATGCCCAACGCCTCGACGCGCTAGGGGTCTCGCACGAAGAAATCGCCGAGGACCTCGGCGTCCCGCTGTCTTCGATCTCGCGGCTGCTGAAGCTGGACCCGGACGCCCCGCCGAAGGCGCGCAAGGCCCGCACGACACTGGTCCGGCCGGGCGCGAAGAAGCTGGAGGCAGCGCGGGACGCGATCGGCCCCGGCGATGGCTGGCTCGTGCTCGATTGGGTGCTCGGCCTCTCGCCGGCCAAGGACCTGATCAAGCGCTTCCCTCAGCTGGAAGGGAAGGTCTGACCATGAAGATCACGCGCCTTGCGATCAAGAACTACAGGGGCCTGCGCGATCTGAGCGTCGAGGTCCCGCCGGGCGGCGCCATCATCGGCGGCGGCAACGCCCGCGGGAAGACGTCGATCCTCAAGGCCATCGGCGCCGCATTGGGCGCGCAGGGCATCGGGGCGGACGCGATCCATGTCGGCGAGACCCAGGCCGAGATCCTGATCGACTTGGACGCTCTGAAGGTCCGTCGGTCGATCAGCGCCAAGGGGACGTCGCTGACGGTGAAGACCACCGACGGCGACAACAAGGCCAAGCCGCAGACGTATCTGACCGAACTCTTTGGCGCTGCGCCGCTGGACCCGCTGGCGTTCTTCCTGGCCGATCCGAAAGAACGGCGCCGGCAGATCTTGGAGGCGATGCCGCTCAAGATCACCGCCCAGGATGTCGAACGCTGGACCGGGTTCGTACCCGATTCTGACGTAGCCACCGCCTACGATGGTCACGGCCTCGAGGAGTTGGAGCGGCTCCGCAAGACCTACTACTCGTGGCGGGCCGACGCGAACAAGACCGCCAAAGAGACCGCGGCGAAGGCGAAGACCGCCGCCGAAGAGGCGGCCCGCCAGGCATCCGCGCTGGATGGCGCGCCCGACAAGGCGCAAGCCGAGTCGGAATTGAATGCCGTCGTCAGTGAGCTGAACGAGATCAAAGGGCGGGCGGCGGCGGCTGAGCGGGCGCACAGGGCGAGCGCGGCCACGCGCGAGAAGATCGAGAAACTGAGGGCCACCGCTCGAGACCTGCGTTCCGACGCCGGCCTCGTTCCGACGCCGGACGAGATCGCCGAGGCAGAAACGAAGCGAGCCACAGCCGAAGCAAAATGCCTGAACCTTCGGCTTGAACTGGCGGCGGCCGAATTGGAGGAACGACGGGCGATCGCGATTTGTGACGGCTTCACGGATCGACTGAATACCTTCAATGAATGCTGCGAGAAGGCGGCGGGGTTCGAGGAACAGGCCGACTCGCTGGAGGCCTCCCTCGCAAGCGTCGGCGCCCTGGTCGCCACGCCCGATCAGATCGCGGCCGTCGAGAAGGCGGTCCAGGCGGCCAAGGAGAACGTGGTCCGCGCGCACGCAGCCGGGCTTGCCGATCTCGCCCGGCTGGCGGCCGAGGAGGCCGAAGGCGAGGCGAAGGAAAAGGCGGCCGACGCTGCGGCGTACGACAAGATCGTCGACACGCTGACCAACGTCGCCCCGCGCGAGCTGGCCGGGCGCGCCGATCTGATCCCGGGGCTCGCGCTGACCGAAGCCGGGATCACCCTGGACGGCGTTTCGATCGACAACCTTTCGGGCGCGGAACAGATGCAGTTCGCGATCGACCTGGCGCGCCGGGCGAACGCGAAGGCGAAGATCCTGGTGGTCGATGGGCTGGAGCGCCTCGACAAGAAGGCGATGGAGGAATTCGTCCAATTCGCCACGCGTGACGGGTTTCAGCTCTTAGGAACACGGGTCTCCGAAGGCGATCTTGTCTTGGAAGCGATCGAACCCGACGAAGGAGGGAACCCATGAAGCCACCGCTGGACGTTCGGTTTTGGGCAAAGGTCGACAAGATCAATGGCCCGGTTCATCCGATTCACGGACGGTGCTGGGAGTGGATCGGTTCCTATCGCAACAAGTACGGCCAGATCGCGAATAACCGAAAGAACTTGCGGGTCAATCGCGTCGGCTTCGAGCTTCAGTGCGGTCCAATTCCAGTTGGGCTCTGTGTGTGCCACAAATGCGACAACCCGCGATGCGTGCGTGGTGATCATTTCTTCCTCGGCACGCAGCAGGAAAACACAGCCGACAGGCAGGCCAAGGGCAGACAGGCACGAGGATCCAAATGCGTGCCATTGAATCTCCTGACGGGAGATCGCCACTGGACCAAGCGTCTCCCGGAGCGGTGTGCGCGCGGAGAGGACCATCCAATGGTCAAGCTCACGGAGGCAAACGTGAGAGAGATAATCAATCGGCACGCCAAGGGCGAAGCGAAGAACGCGCTGTCGAAAGCGTTTGGCGTCAGCCGCTGGAATATTCGACTGATCCTGGCGGGAAAATCCTGGTCCCATCTGCCTCTCGTGGCCGCCGGCGAGCTGGTGGTCGAGGCGATCGAGACCGATGAGCCCGCGCGAAAGGCGGGGTGATGCCGTTCGTGGAGGCTGAACTGTGCGCGTGCGGGCACACCGAAGAATGGGAGAAGACAGCGCTCCCGGAGGATCACCTGATCTGGTGCCCGTTACGCCAGGCGCCCGTGGACCCGAGAAAGCCCCTGCCTGGGCAGTTGGATCTCCTGGGCGGGAACGTGAAGCCATGACGTTTCGCCTCGCCACGAATCTGGAACTGCCCGACAACGCCATCACCGAGACCTATGGCTTTCTCGGCACGCGGGGATCGGGCAAGACCTACGGCGCCGGCAAGATGGTGGAAGAGTTCCACGCCGCCGGCGCCCAGGTGGTGATCGTCGATCCCGTGGGGGTCTGGTGGGGGTTGCGTCTCGCGGCCGACGGGCGCGGGCCCGGCATCGGGATTCCGGTGTTCGGCGGCTGGCACGGCGACGTCCCACTGGAGCCGACCGCCGGCAGTCTCTGCGCCCAGCTGGTGGCAGAGCGCGGTCTGTCGGTGGTGCTCGACGTGTCGGAGTTCCCTTCCGAGGCCGCGCAGCGCCGTTTCGTTACCGACTTCGCCCGCGATCTGTTCGACCTGAAGAAACGCAATCGGAGCCCGGTGCACATCGTCTTGGAGGAGGCCCACGAGTTTCTGCCCCAGCAGGTGGAGGCCGGCGCCACCATGATGGTCGGCGCGGTCAAGCGGCTGTGGAAGCTGGGGCGCAATTTCGGGATCGGTGGTTCGCTCGTCTCGCAGCGCGCGGCCGAGGTGAACAAAGGCGCCTTGAATCTTTCGGAGATGCTGTTCACCGGGAAGTTGAAGGGCCCGCAGGATCGGAAGGCGATCCAGGGTTGGGCGGCTGACCAGGATCGGGACGCCGGTCCGCTCGCGCTTCTGCCCACCCTGGCCAAGGGCAATCTGATCGCCTGGCTGCCAGACGGCGCACGCGAGGTGCGCTTCTTCCCCAAGCGCACCTTCGACGCCAGCAAGACCCCCGAGCAAGGTGATCGCGCTGCCGCCCAAGCGTTGCCGTCGATCGATCTCGGGATGGTGCGGACGGCAATGGCGGCGACGATCGAGGAGATCAAGGCCAACGACCCGAAGGTGCTGCGCGCCGAGATAGCTCGACTGCGCGCCGAGCTGGCCGGCGCCAGTGTGGGCGGGATGTCGGGCCCAGTGGCGCGCGAGGTGTTGCGGGAGCGCGATCAACTGCGCGAGCAGCTCGCCCAGCACATCGAGGTCTCTGCGAAGGCTGCGGGTGAATTGGAGACGCTCCGCCAGGTGGCGGCCAATGTCGATCGGCTGATCGAAGCGGTTGAGAAGGCGTTCGACGACTTCACGGGGCTGCCCATCCGTTTTGGCGCGCGCATCAAAATCACAGATCCGCCACCTATCCTGCCCGTCAGCGCCGGTGCCATTCGGCGGTCACAAGACGGTCACGATCCAACCCCAAAAGGAGGGTTCAGCGAGAAAATGCGCCAGCCCGCGCCTGACGGCGGTCAACGCAAGTCTCCTTCCGAGATGCCGCAGGCCACACGGCGGATCCTCACGGCGCTCGCGCAATGCGGCCCCCGTCTCACCAGGCGGAAGCTGTCGATTCTGACGGGCTACCCGCCGGGCGGCAGCAGCATCCGAAACAACCTGTCGGTGTGCCGCGGCTCCAGCTGGATCGCGGACATCGGCGACGACATCGAGATCACGGCCTCCGGGCGGAAGGCCCTCGGCACCTTCACGCCGCTGCCCACCGGCCGCGCCCTGATCGATTACTGGATGCGCGAACTGCCAGAGGCGTCGACGAAGATCCTCACCGCCTGCATCGGCGCCTATCCCAAGGTGGTAACTCGGGACCGGCTGGCAGAGCTGACCGGCTATCCGCCGGGCGGCTCGAGCATCCGCAATAACCTGAGCAAGCTGCGCGGGCTGGAGCTGGTGGAGGACATCGGCGACGACATCCGCGCTGCCCACGACCTCTTCAGCGGATCAGGCCGACCGACGCAGGCGAAGGCGGAGGCGACCCATGGGTGAGGAATTGAAAGCTGCAAGAGTAAACGCCGCCGTTGCGCGCGCGATGATCCGCGCGATGGCGATGCAAGCGGACAACGCCAAGGCCCTGCATGTCGGGATGCAAGTTCAGTATGGCGAGCATCACTTCATAGCCCTAATCCAGGACGAGGCCATCGACTGGAATAGCATCGTGGAGGCGACCCGTGGGTAACGACACGTCGATCGAATGGACCGACGCCACCTGGAACCCGGTGCGCGGGTGCACGCGCGTCTCGGCCGGGTGCGAAAACTGCTACGCCGAGAAGGTAGCGGCGCGCTTCAGCGGACCCGGGTTGCCCTACGAAGGATTGGCGCGCATCGGGAAGAACGGAGCGCGCTGGACCGGCGAGGTTCGGATGGTCCCGGAACACCTGGCGGACCCGCTGCGCTGGAAGAAACCGCGGCGCATTTTCGTCAACTCAATGTCGGACCTTTTTCACGATGGGCTGACCAATCAGGATATCGCGGCGGTCTTCGGCGTGATGGCGGCGGCACCGCAACACACGTTCCAGGTGCTAACGAAGCGGGCGCAGCGGATGCGGGATTGGTTTGGGTGGATCGGCGGCCTCGTCGGTCCAGATCGAACCGTGGCCCCATGCGACGCCGTCGCGGGATGCATGATCCACGCGAACCGACGCGGGCTCATCAAGGAGATGCTCGCCGCGAACCAGCAGCCGACACCACCCTGGCCGCTGCCCAACGTCAATCTGGGCGTCTCCGTCGAAAACCAGGCGACCGCCGACGAGCGGATCCCGCTGCTGCTGGAGACGCCAGCTGCGGTGCGGTGGGTGAGTTACGAGCCTGCGCTGGCCGCGCTAGATATTCGTGCATACCTCGGGTGTAGACGCTGCGACGGAACTGGATCGGTTGAGGTCCCTGGTGGCGGCAAGGCCTGCCCTCAATGTTTTGCTTGGGCGCAGGGCTCTCCATCGCGGGGTCCATACCTGGACTGGCTGGTAATCGGCGGCGAGTCGGGCCCCGGCGCGCGCCCGTTTAACCTGGCATGGGCGCGGTCGGTCATTGAGCAGTGCAAGGCGGCGGGCGTGTCCGTGTTCATGAAGCAGTATGGGTCCCGCCCCATCGACGGCCAGCAATTCACTTGGACCGAGACGTGTCTCACCGACATTCGGGGGAGGCGAGAACTCCATTTGAAAGCCCCTGATGGAGGCCACGCCGCAACGGTTTGGCCGAATGGGACATGGCACACATGGGATCGCAATGGCGTCGGAGGCGAGAACGACACTGAGCCGACGATCGAGCAGGCCAAGGCCGAGGCGTTGGCAGCCGTTTTGCGCGCGGCTTATCACCCATTGATACTCCGCGATCGCAAGGGCGGAGACCTATCCGAGATACCAGGCGACTGGCCGAGGGAGTTCCCCCGATGACCACCGCACTGGAATTCGCCCACGAGCTGATGGCGCCCGAGGCCGACGCCGCGAAGATCGAAGCGCGAGATCGTCAGATGCGCGCCGCCGGCGCCGCCGAGGGCTGGAACGCCGCCTTTCTTGAAGCGGTCTCTGCGCTGAACCGCCGAGCGCAGCAGGCCCGGATCGACGGTTGGGATCAGATCGCCGACGCCCATCTTGCGGCGGTCCGCGACCTGGAAGCGCTCTATCGGCAAACCCCCGGCGCGAGCTTGTTCGGGTGAAGAGCAACCGCGGAGTGGGCGAATGATCTGTGGCGACTGCAAGGAGGAGATCAGGTTTGTGCCAGAAGAAGTCGAATGCTTCTTCTGCAACACCAGCGGACGCGACGTCCTGGGTCCCTGCGATTTTTGCTCGGGCAACGGCTACTCGATGCAGGACGAGGCCATCTGCGGCTGCGACGAGGAAGACGATGACCCTTTCTATAACGACCACGGCCACGACGGCCATGATGACTCGGAGTGCGCATGACCCACGTCGACGACTACCTGGACAGCGAACGCGCCGACCCGATCGCGAAGGAATTCCTGGAACACGCCAGGCGGCCGGCGCTCGACAAGGACCACCGATGGCTGGAGTCGCACATGCCGATCGTGACCTGGCGCGGGCGGCGATTCTTCTGCTCGGGTGCGTCGCGACTGGGCGATGTTTGGCTGCGGGAGTTCGGATCGAGGAGCCACTACGATCACCGTGTCGATGTCGATGAACTTTCCAACTGGGAGCGGCAGCCATGAAATGCATCACGCTCCGCCAGCCATGGGCCTCCCTTTTCGTCGCCGGCGCCAAGATCATCGAGACGCGCAGCTGGTCGACGCCCCACCGCGGCCCGCTCGCGGTGCACGCCAGCGCGAAGATGAACATCGACGAACGGCACCTTTGTTTCACCCAGCCTTTCGCCAGCGCCCCTCGCGCGCCTCGGATTCAACACGCCGGCCGATCTGCCGGTCGGCGCGGTGTTGGGGACGGTCGAGATCGTCGACTGCCTACCGATGGTGAGGGGACGCCTGATCGCCGACAGCGACGAGTTCCCGATCGACGATCCAAGGCTCGGCACACAAGAGCGCGCCTTCGGCCACTACGCGCCCGGCCCGGACGGGCTCGCGATGGACTTCGACCTGGGCGGGCCAGGGAAGCCGAAGCGATGAGCGAAGCCGAGCGAGGCGTGCGGGAGGTTCTTCCGGATTCAGCGATCCATCATTTCACGCGATCCGATCACGGACGAATGTACGTTTGTCTTTCGAAGAACGTCGACCACATCTCTCTTGAAAATCTGGATGCCATCGCCGAACGACTCGGGACTCGGGATGTCAAAGTAGTCCACGGGGCCGTGCCACCGATTCCGCGACGAGGGCCGATTCCGACGGGGCTTTACATTCTGATCGATGGAATTGAATCCCCGCCCTGATCTTGCCGGCGTCTGAATCTGGAGTCCGCTCCCCTCGCGCGTAGGGTGCCGATCGATGTCCGCCGATGGCGCCGCGCCTGCGTCAGATAGCCGTCGCATCGAATGGCTCCGCAAGAAGTTCCCATGGCTGTCGGCCGGAGCGACGATCGCGGAGGATCCAGAAGTCCTTCGTGTCGAGCTGCCGCCGAGCCCGCGCGCGTGCACCGGCTGCGGTGTCGCCGGCCACGATCGGCGCAACTGTCCTGAGGTCGAGCGCCAGCCGAAGCGCTGCGCATGGTGCCGCGAGGTCGGTCACGTGGCGCGGCTCTGTCCGGCTCGCCCGACGGACGTCGACCCCGGCGAAGCGTCGATGCGCGCCCGCGCCGATCTCTGCCGGCGCTGCCGCCGCCTCGGCCATCGGATGCCAGAGTGTCCAGAGAAGCCGGCGCCGGGCGGCCGCCACTGCGGGTGGTGCAAGGAACCCGGCCATCAGATCGTCACCTGCGCCAAGTTCAAGGCCGACCGGCCCGGGGTCCCACCGCCGGCGATCAAGCCGAAGCGCCCGGCGCAGATCCGGTGCGGCATCTGCCGCGAGCCTGGGCACCGCCGGGAAACCTGCCCGCTGCGGCCGGTGGAGACGGAACTGGTCGACCTGGTGGCGGCGCCGGTGGTGGCGGACGCCGGCGCGCCGGAAGACGTCTACGACGCATGCCTGGCGGCTCCGGCGCCGCCAGCCGTTCCCGTTTTGCCGCCTCAAGTGAGGGCCGAAAACGAGAAGGCCGCGCCTGGCCAGCGCTGCTGCTCGGTCTGCCGCAAGCCCGGCCACCGCCGCCAGACGTGCCCGCAGCTCGGCGGTGAGCCGAAGCGTGCCCCCGGCGAACTGTCCCACCGTCGGGCGCTGCCGCCGCCCGTGTTCGTCGACCGCGACGAAGAGGCGGATCTGACCGACTTGGTTGCCGACGAGCCTCCCGTGGATTTTATAGAGGCCGAGGCGCATAACGACGTCGAGGAATCGCATAAATCGGCGTTTGATGGCGATTTCCGCCCCTTCACCGAGAGCCCGGCCAAGATGCGCCGCGAGATCCGCCGGGCGCTGCGTGTCATCCAGCCCGACGAGGAGCCTGGCGATCTGCCAGCTCGCCCGCGCACCAGAGGCGACTGCCAGAATAACGGCATCCGCCCGTGCCCGTTCATCAGCTGTCGCCACAACCTATTCCTCGACGTCGACGAGAACAGCGGGGCGATCAAATTCAATTACGCAGAGGTCGGGCAGATGCGCGAAAGCTGCACCCTGGACGTGGCCGACCGCGGGGGGATCACGTTGGAGGCTGTCGCACAGACGCTGAACCTGACCCGCGAGCGCATCCGCCAAATCGAGGTGCGTGGCCTGGTGGGCGCGAAGGAGTCGGCCGCCGCGCTCGACGTTGAAGACCCGCCCGAGCACCGCGACTCCCCGCTGGGCGGCGCCGTCGCCCTGTAAAAATTGGCGGTGCTGGATCCCCGGCGTTACCGTGCCGGCGTGGATCCCAAGGCGCTGCGCCTCGCCCGACGTCTGCGCCAAAAGGCAGACGCGGCGGTATTGGCGGCGGCGGCGGCGGAGGCGAGCGCGGGGATCGACATTCGGGCGCTGCGGATCGCGCTGACCAAGCTGGGCGACAACCCGGACCCCGCGCACAAAGCCATCCTCATGGCCGGTCTGACAGTCGCGTCGGCCGCCAGCATCTGCAAGACCTCGCCGGACCAGATCAAGAAGGCTTGGGCCGGCGGCGATCACTTCCGCCCGGCCCGCGCCGAATGGCGCCGCACCCTCGCGGCCTACGGTGTGCCCCGGCGCGTCTGGCGCGACAGGCCGTAGGTCGCCAGATGTAGGTTGACCGTGTTCCCCACATCTGTACCATGTAGGGAACATGCCGATCGCCCCCGTCGCCCACCCGCAGCGGACCATTAAGTTCGTCGCCGTCGCCGTCGTCGCAGTGTCCGATCCGCGATACAAGGGCACCGGTAAGGCTCCAACGGTCCTGAACGCCGTTCTCGTCGATCAACACGGCCATGCATGGCACTGGGACGGGATCACCGAGCGCGGCGCCCGCATGCGGATGAGGCCGAAGAAGAGCGCCGCGAAAACTCGGACGCGCAGCGGCGCCCGAAACAAGTTGCGGTGATGAAACCGGTTTCACTCCTTCGCCGCGGTGCTCTTTCGCCCCCAAGTGGCCGCTCCAGGATGCCGTCGTCAGGTTCGTGACGGTGTCGAAAATGACAGTGCGCGAAGGACAATAAGTTACGCCACTGTCCGAAATTCCAGACTGTTCCAAGTGCTTTTGTCCTGCGGGACACTCACACGCCCGACTGTATGGACGAAGACGTAAAACAACTGCTGCTTGGGTTTCAAGCGCAGATTGCCGCCCTGACTGAGCAGAATCGGGTGCTCACCGAGATGGTGGGACGGATGGGGCCGCAGGGGGCCACAGCGGCGATTCCAACCCGGCCGAGGCAGCCCCTCTTGGTATCCCGGCTCTGGGCGCTCTACTACCCGACGTTCGAGGCTGAGACGTGGGCCACGTCTGTCCGTGACCTGATGAAATGGGCGCTGAAGCACTTCGCCGACCGGGAAGTCACCGAGATGCGCCGTTCCGACTGGGCGTTCTACCGGGACCAGATCTGCCGCAAGCGGATCACGCGCCTGGGCGCCGCCCCCAGCGTCACGACCCGCAACATGGAATTGGTCCGCTTCAAGACGATGCTGAACTGGGCAGTCGATCAGGAACTGATCGACGCGAACCCTCTCGCTCGGGTGAAGAAAGAACGTGGGCGGCCGGCTCGCGAGACGGTGATCGGCGACGAGGGGCTGGAGAAGCTGCTGTCGTTTTCGAACGTCTTGCTACGCGCGTTCATCCTGATCGCGATCGACAGCGGCATGCGTAAGAGCGAGGTCCGCAATCTGAAGTGGTCGCAGATCGAGGACAGCGGTCGGGTGCGGATCTCATGGACCGTCGCCAAGACAAAGCGCAGTCGATCTGCCCGGCTCAGCGAACGCGCCCTCGACGCCATCGACGAACTGCCGCGCTCGGTCTTCAGCCAGTACGTTTTTGCCAATTCGGACACCGGGCTGCCGTTCGGCAAGACGTACTTTTGGGATCTGTTCCGCAGCGCCTGCGCAGATGCGAAACTCGAAGCTGCCGAGGGAGACGGGAACGTCCACTATCACGACACCCGCCACACGCACATCACGCGCTCGATTCAGAATGGGAACCCGATGGTGGTGGTGATGCGTGCGTCTGGCCACGTGACCCTCAGCCAGGCCAGCCGCTACATGCACGTCGACGAGACGGATCTCGATCTCATGAAGGCGAAGAACGACGAGGCGATCGCGGCGGGCCCGCGACGACCACCCGCCCGAGCGGCGCGGGAATTTAGTACCCGTCGAGCGAAAAACAATGAGGGATGACTCTATTTCGTCTTGACGCCATGTTTTCGGCCGTGCGACTGTACGCGGGCCAACCATGATCAAGCGATCATTCTCGACGACCGCAGCCTCCCCGAAAGCTCTCGAGCCCGTCATGGTTGGCAAATCTGGCCGATTCGACGTTTTCGGGTGGGACTGGGTTCGTCGAGGATTTTCGGAACCGTAGGAGTTACGATGTCGATTGCCACGGGACTTAGCCAGACGGTCAGTCCGGCGGATCGTAGGTCCGCGGATTACTCGCCCCTCCGAAAAACCACCCCCAAGCACAGCTCCGGAAAAGGGCGACCTCCCCGCCTACGCCCCGGGTCTACCGCCGAGCGCGCCGCCATCGAGCGCATCCAGCGGCGCCTCTCCGCCGTCTACCGCCCCCGCTTTCGCCGCGCGCGAACCGTCGTCGACCTGGATCTGGTCCGCGTGCGCCTGCGCCTCGACCTGATTCGGGAGTTCGCGCGGGCGGGTGTCAGATGACGCTCTCGGTCTGGCCCTGCACCGTAAAGGCCGCCGCACGCTTCGTCGCCGCGACCCATCGGCATCTGCCGAAACTTCAAGGTGGCCTGTTCGCGACATCGGTCGTCGACTCCGATCGGTCCGTGGTCGGCGTCGGCGTCGCCGGCAACCCAGCTCGCGTCTGGCAGGGTACTGGACGTTTCGTCATCACGCGAATCGCGGTGTGCCCCGGCCATCACAACGCCTGCACCATGCTTTACGGCGCGCTCTGCCGCGCGGGTAAGGCGCTGGGTTACACCGAGGCGTGGACGTACACGCTTCCTGAGGAGCCGGGGACGTCGCTGATCGCGGCGAACTTCACCGACAAAGGCGTCACAGCCGGCGGTGAGCATGACCGCCCATCACGTCGACGGGCACCCGCCAAACGGCCTGATCAGAAACGGCGCTGGTGCCGCGTGCTTCGTGAGGCGACGCAATGACCCGCGCTCCCTCCCTCTCCCTAACCATCGTCCCCTCCCGCTCCGTCCCCGGTGAGTTGTCGGTCGCCATCCCCGGCCAGTCGCCCGGCGGCTTCCGCCGTGGCCTCACCGCCGCCGGCTTCCTCCCCGGCGACCACGTCGTCCTCCGCCTCGCGGGCGATCTGCGCGACACCATCGCGCGCAGCTTCGTCGAGCAACTCCGCGACCCCGCGGCGACGGCTGACCCAGTGGCGTTCGTCGAACGGTGGCGGTCGGTGGTGGCGGAGATGGAGTCATGAAGCGCGACTACGATCTCCTCGCCTCCGTCTTCAGCGAGGTCTATCAGCGCGAAAAGTGCATCGCCGTGTCGCTGCGGTCCGTGTTCGCGATGGACGACGAGCGCCGTCGGCACCCCCGCGCATCGGCGCAGCTTTCAATCGCGGCGGTCGAGTCCGCGAAGCGGCCGCTCCCGACGCAGACGCTGTCCCGCTACCGGCAGGCGCAGTTGCTTCTCCCGTTCATCGAGACAACGGCCCGCGCGCATGGACTCGCGGCCAAGGAGCTGACCGGCCCGTCGCGACTGACCTTGGTTTCGTCGGTGCGCCATGAGGCGATGTGGAAGATTCGCCAGGAGACGAAGGCCAGCTTCCCCGTCATCGGGATGGCGTTCGGGGGACGCGACCACGCGACCGTTATCTTTGGTGTGCGCAAGTTCGAAGCGCGGCTTGCGGCGGAACCGGAACTGCGCGCGCGGGTGCTGGGCGAAGGGAGGGCGGCGTAATGGCGAAGTCTCACGCACAGCAGCCTGCGCTCCCCGGCGCGCACCTGACGCCACCCGGCCTGATCAAGGTCAAGGCCCGCAAGCTGCGCACCGACATCACCAATGCCCTTGGCGACGTCGACCGCGCTGCTTCTGTCGTCGAAGGCTTACTCGGCGATTTGGAAGACCTGCACGCGCCGCCCGAGCAGGACGGCGACACTGGCCCATTCGATGACTCGACAATCGAAGACGCCGAAGCATGGCTCGACCGCCAACGCCTCCTCGGCCTCATCACCCCCGAAGGCGCGGCGGCGGTTGAGCGGCTGATTGAGGATTTGCGATGAAAGTCGAACCCGTCCATCCGATCGGCCTACGAAAGACAGTGGCATTCGTTACCCGCGCGGACAGTTGCGCCCTGGAAGACGTCGCGGTGCCGGTCTACCCGAAGAACCCGCACGCCGAAGAGCTTCGCAGGCGGCGAATCGCCCTTGGCTTCTCCTTGGGTGATGGCGCGTCGGTTCTCGGGATTACTGCCGCCGAGATGAGCGGCCTTGAACATGGCCGCATGGAGTTTGAGGGCACGGAAGACGCGGCCTCGAACTATTCGAACTTCCAGCGCGCGATCGAAGCGCTCGAAAAGGCGGCGCGCAAATGACTGGCGCCGACCGCGACATCATCGCCCACCGCCTCAACGTCCATCCGGACACGCTCTGCTGGTGCTGCGCCGCCCCCGACGATCCGAACGGCCCCGGGCCGGCGATCAACACGGGGTTCTGCGTTGAGTGCACGGCGGCGGGGTGCCCGGATGCTGATGTCGAGGCGGCGTGTTTGGTGGGGAGGGGCGGATTGAGGTCGCCGATCTTTCGCGGATCATTCGCGCTGCCCGACGAATTGGTCGTCGACAACTTCGCTGGTGGTGGCGGCGCATCGACCGGGATAGAGGCCGCCCTGGGCCGGCCCGTCGACATCGCTATCAATCACAATGCCGCCGCCATCGCGATGCACAGGGCCAACCATCCGGAGACGAAACACTTCTGCGAAAACATCTGGGAGGTCGACCCATCTCTCGCGTGCGGCAATCGGCCCGTCGGCGTGGCCTGGTTCTCGCCCGACTGCACCCACTTCTCGAAGGCCAAGGGAACGCAGCCCCTCAAGAAGGAGATCCGCGGCCTCGCGTGGGTGGTGATCCGCTGGGCTCGCGCCGTGCGCCCCCGGGTGATTGTCCTGGAGAACGTCGAAGAGTTTCAGACATGGGGGCCGCTGGGCGACGATGGGCGCCCTGACCGATCGCGCGCCGGTGAAGACTTTCGCGCCTGGCTGGCGCAGTTACGCGACTGTGGCTACCAGGTCGAGTTCCGCCTGCTGACCGCCGCCGACTACGGCACGCCCACCACCCGGAAGCGACTGTTCCTCGTCGCCCGGCGCGATGGCGCGCCGATCGTCTGGCCGACGGCCAGCCACGGTCCCGGTCGACCTGGTGGTGGGTGGCGGGCGGCAGCCGAGATCATCGACTGGTCGCTGCCGTGCCCGTCGATCTTCGAGCGGCGGCGCCCCTTGGCCGAGGCGACCCTTCGGCGGATCGCCGCCGGCATCCGCCGCTACGTCGTCGAGACCGACGATCCGTTCATCATCCCGGTCACCCACCAGGGTGACGATCGCGTCCACGGGATTGGCGAACCCGTGCGCACCATTACCGCCGCCAACCGCGGCGAGCTGGCGCTGATCGATCCGTTCCTCGTGAAGTACCACGGCGGCGCTGGTGGCGCGGAACGCGGCCAGGCGGTCGACGATCCGATACGGACGGTGGATGCATCGAACCGTTTCGCCGTCGTCGAGCCGTTCATGATCCCAGTGAAGTCCTGGGGCGGCGGCGGGAACGGACCGCGCTCGTCGCGCCTACCCCTTCGAACGGTGACCGCGTCGAAGCGTGGCGAGTTTGCGCTGGCCTGCGCGCTGGTGACCAAGCACTACGGCGGCATGGTGGGCCACGGAGTCCGCCGCCCGCTCGGCACGGTGACGTCCGTCGACCACCACGCACTGACCGCCGCGTTCCTGACGAAATTCTACGGGACCGCTGTCGGGGCCAGCGCCATGGAGCCGGTGCCAACCGTCACCGCTGGCGGCCAGCGCGGCGGCGGCCACATCGCCGAGGTCCGCGCCTTCCTGACCAAGTTCTACAGCGCTGGCGGCGATGCTCGCGCTCAGAACATGAGCCTCTTCGATCCGCTGCACACGCTGACGGCGAAGGCGCGCTTCGGCCTCGTCACGATCGCTGGGGAGTCCTACCAGATCGCCGACGTCGGGATGCGGATGCTCCAGCCGCACGAACTCTTCGCGGCGCAGGGATTTCCTGACGACTACGAGATTCGCCCGCTCCACAACGGCAAGCCGATGACCAAGACCGATCAGGTCATGTTGGCGGGGAACTCGGTCTGTCCCCAGGTGGCAGAGGCCATCATCGCAGCAAACGCACGCGACGTGCGCCGGGAGGCTGCCTAGATGGCTCGCATCCGTTCGATCAACCCGATCGCGCCGACCGACGAGGACGTCGCGACGATGTCGATCGCTGCCCGCCTGGTCTGGGCCTACCTGCCCTGCCACGCCGACAAGGAGGGCCGCCTCAAGGACAGCGCCTTCATGCTCAAACTCGCCATCCTGCCGGCTGACAACATCGACATGGAGGCCATCCTGAACGAGCTGGCCGACCGGCGGCACATCATCCGGTACCAGGCAGGAAGCGGAAAGTTCATCCAAATCCGCAACTTCAAGAAGTACCAGAACCCCCACAAGAACGAGATCGCCTCATCCATCCCACCGCCGCCCGAGACTGAAACGGTACCGCTCGCGAAATTACCCGAGCAACTCCGTTTGGCTCCAGAACAGGATCGTACCGCACCGGCAGTCCGGTCCGGATCCGATCCGAGTCCGGATCCGGGTCCGGGTCCAGATCCGATCCTTGTGTCTGTAACGCGCGCGAGGTGGACAGCTTATCAGTGGCTGACCCAATTCAAAATCGCGTGGGAGGCGCGCCACCCTGGCAATTTCTACGGCACCGGCACGTCCGACCCCAAGGCTTGTGGGGACCTGACCGACGTCATCGCTGCGCTGCCGGAGCCGGAAGCGTTCGCAGCCCAAGACCGAGCGCCGGCCATGTTCGCCGAGTTCCTGGGCGAGGAATCGCCGGCTGTGATCAAGGCGCGCCACCCGTTCGCGTTCTTCGTCCAGCGCTGGAACAGCCTGCGCATACCAGCTGACCCGCGCGCGATTGGACCGCCGGGGAAGCCGAAAGACGTTCGCGTGGGCTACGTGCCCGCCCCCGGCCCCGAAACCACCTACCCCAAGGGAGTCCAAGAACTGTGAGCGAAGAGAGGCTGAAAATCGTGCCCGCCCTACAAGGCGGCCCCGCCCCCACCAGAGCGCCAGGCGAAGACTTCGCGTCGTTTGGGCTGCGGCTTGCGGCATGGTCGGAGACGCCGGCTGGTCTTGCCGAGAAGGCGGCCGGAGAGGCGAAGCGAGCGGCTGACATCAAGCGCGCCGCCGCCGAGGCGACCGCGCGCCGAATGGAAGCGATCGGAATTCCCGCGCGGTATCGATTCGTCGGCGACCCGGCCGCCCACCTGAACGAAACGCAGGCCATGGCAGCCGTCCGCGCCCCGGGCGACATCATCGTCCTGTCGGGACACGCGGGTTGTGGCAAGACCGCCGCCGCCTGCTGGTGGCTGCTGCAAACGCCGCCGCGCTCGCGCGAGCCGATGTTCGTCACCGCCGCGCGGCTGTCGCGGATGTCCCGCTTCGACGAGGAGGCGATGGACGAGATCATCCGCGCGGGCCGGCTGGTGATCGACGACCTGGCCGTCGAGTACGCCGACGAAAAGGGTTTCTTCAAAAGCCTGCTCGACGAGGTGATCAACGCTCGTTACTCCGACGCGCTCCCCACTCTGATCACCACGAACATCGACGTGAAAGCGTTCAAGTTGCGATACGAGGAGCGGATCGTCGATCGCATCCGCGAGACCGGGCGTTTCGAATCTCTCGACAACCCAAGCCTCCGGAAGCGCGCTTGAACCAGCGGCCCTTACCGTTCGACGAGCGCGCCGAGAAGGCCCTGCTGGGGCTTATCCTGGTCCGCCCGGTGGTGCTCGACCAGGTCAGCGACCTGCGCGTCGACGACTTCTTCATGCCCGAGCACAGGGTCGTGTTCGAGGCGATCCTCGAATTGGATCGGCGAGAAAAGAAGGTCGAGATCATCGCGCTGTCGGATCTGCTGGAAACGAGCGGCGAAGCGTCTCGCCTGCCAAACGGATCGCTCTTCCTCCTCGAGCTGATGAAGTCCGCCGACACCGGGGAGGCCAGCTATTACGCCCGCCTGGTCACCGAGAAGGCCGTGCTACGCAAGCTGCTCACGCTCTGCTTGGATGTCAGTTCTCTGTGCCACGGCGATGTGGCCGACGTCGCCGAACTGCTGAACGACACCCGCGGCAGGTTGGCGAAGCTGGATCTTCCATCGGGCACCGTCGGCCCGGTTCAGCTGCGCGACATCCTCGACGAGACCCTGTCCGAAGTTGAGAGACGAGCGGCCAACCCTGAGCAGCATTTCGTTCTGACAGACATCGAGGCATTCGACAGAGAGATCAGCGGCCTCTGCGCGGAGACGCTGATCCTGATCGCGGCTCGCCCGTCGAAAGGTAAGTCGGCCCTCCTGAGGAACTTCGCCCAACGAGCGGCCCGCAAGAAGATACCGGCGCTGCTGTTCTCGCTAGAAGACAGCAAACAGATCGTCGCGTTCCGATCGCTGTCGTTCGATGCCGAGGTCAACAGCCGCGCCATCATGTCGGGTCGCCTGTCCGGCCCGGAATGGGTTCGCCTCCAGGGCGCAGCGGCTCGGCTCGCGAACGATACGATTTGGATCGACGATCGGAATCTCTCGAACCGCGCGATCATCTCCGAGACCTATCGCTGGCGGGCCGCCAATCCATCCCAGCAGGCGGTGGTGTTGATCGACTACCTGGGCCTCGTCAAGAAGAGCGGCAACGCAGAGAACGAGAACAAGGAGTTGGGTGAGATCACCGCCGCGCTAAAGCAACTCGCGAAGGATCTGAAAATCCCGGTGGTGCTGGCGGCGCAACTGAATCGCGACAGCGAGAAAGAAAAGCGCAAGCCAGGTCCACGCGACCTTCGCGGCAGCGGCGAGATCGAGCAAAACGCCGACGTGATCATCTTCCCTTGGTGGGAGGGCGAATCACCCAGGTACGGACGCCACCCGGCAACGTTGATCGTCGCCAAGAACCGCAACGGCGCCACCGCCGAGATCCCGGTCGACTGGTTGCCCGAGTACACGATGTTTGCCGATCGCGAGGACCTCGAGCAGCCACAGCAAAGGAGTTTCGCATGAGCCTGCGCAACGGCACCGTGACCAAGCTTCGCGACGCTGTCGCCGCGTTCGATCTCGCGGAACATCGGCTGCGCGAAGAGATCCAAAACTGGCCATCCGACGACATCGACATGACGCCTCATGAGGCTGAAGAGGCGCGGGCGCGGATCGCCGGCTTTCGCGCTGACGTCCAAAAAGAACTGAGGGAACTCGAAACCAAGCCGCGGCGGCGTGTCGCCGTTCACGGCTGACCAACACCAGGAGACCACCACCAAATGGAAACCACGAAACTGACTTTGAAGCTCGCTGTCCCGATGAACGAGGCCAAGGAGATGGAGATCCACCGCGAGATCTCGAAGGTGTTGAAAGAGATCGCCGGCATCGAAGAGCAGAAGAAACGGCTCAGCCCGCTGAAGGCCCGCATGAACGAGCTGAACCTGAGCATCGAGGCGCAGACCGTCGAGGCCGAGGTCGAGTGCGAGGAGTTCGAAGACCTCGAAACCGGATTGATCAAAACACGTCGCCTCGACACGAACGAGATTTTCAAGTCACGCCGGATGGATGACGAAGAGCGCCAACTGAAAATGCCCGGCAGTGACATCTCGCAGTCGGTGAAAGACAAACTGGCGGATCTGAACAAGACCGAAGAGCAGGCGCTGGCCGGGTCGCCAGAGGAAGCCGAGCAGTTGCGCGAGACGCGGCTGAAGGAAGAGAAGGCGACCAGGGCGTTCGAGTCCATCCGCGGCGCCGGCTCCCTCGACGGCGTCAAGGTTGAAATCAAAGTCGGAGACGACTGGGTCCTGACCGGCGTCGAGTCCGTGTCGGAATTTCATTTCACAATTGGCGAGGCGATCTACGACGTGAGCAAGTACGACGTCTCCTGGCGGCAGCCACCGACATGGAACGACGTCGTCACTGAATCGCAGGAGAAAGCCCGCCTGGCCGAGATCGCCGCGCTCGCCGAAAAGCAAGCCGAAGGCAAGAAGACCAAGAAGGCGACGCTGAAGCGGCCGACGAGAGGCCCGAAGCCGATCGCCGAAGGGAAGCACGTCAGCGTCCAGAACGATGAAGGGAAAGAGATCGCCCGCGGCGTGAAGGATGGCGAGGAAGCGCCGCCGGCGCCGCCCGCCGAGCTTTGCTCGCCGACCTGCGAGATCGACCACCAACACACCGAGCAGCGCACGGCCTTCTGATGCGGTTCTTGGTGTATCCGGACCTCGCCACCAACGTCGACGAGGTCCTTAGCTGGTTCGAGGCGCGCGGCGCAACTGACGTCCGGCTATGGCGGGGTCCGGATGGCACCGTCCGCGGATCGGGGGTCGTCCGATGAGCTGCCGCTGCCGTGGCCTTTGCATCTGCCTCGTCTCCCCGTCCCGGTGGGACGTAGCCGACTACTTGAGCTTCCTGCTGGTCGCAGCCGGCATTGGCGCCGGCATCGCCGCGCTGGTGGTGAAATGAGTACGAGAGGTGCTGCGGTTCCTTTCGCGCCCAGCCGGTACCACTACGCCGTGCGCGCCGTCTCTCCGGCCAGCGTGCGCGGCGTGGCGGTACGCGCCGCGCGCCATCGGCACGGAATCCAGGTGGGCGCCGCGGCGCGTGCGCTGCAGATGCCGGTCAGCAGTCTGATCGCCGTCGAGGTCGGGACTTCCGAATTTGTCGAGCCCGGTGATTACCTCCGCGTGGTCGAAGCGCTCGATGCAGCGGGAAAGCGAAAGGCTCAGCTGTGAACGAGCAGAAGTTGATCGAGGTCGCCCACACGGTTCGAAGCGTGCGTTGCGTGGGCGACGACCACAGTCCGATCTGCGTCGACGTTCGCCGGGTGATGCAGGAAGCGGCGGACGCGAGGGAACATGAGATCGCCGCCAAGATCTTGAGGCTGCGCGAGATGTCATCACAAGCAGCGCTCGCGGCGAAAGGCAGCGCCGACCAAAAGAACTATTTCGTCAGCCTGGGCGGGGCGCACATGGCCGAGTACCTGCACCGAATGGTCACCCTGCCGCCGGGTGGATGCGGCACCTGCCTGGGCGGGAAAGAGGTGCCTTCGATCGTGGCGCCCGGGCAGATGACCAGGTGCCCGGACTGCGCGGACGGTGTGGACGAAAGCGCGGTGGCGTGATGGCCGGCCCCCGCGTTTCATCCGGAGAGGATTCGAAGCAGGACTACTCCACGCCCGCCGACTTCATGGCCGCCATCGAGAAACGGTTCGGTCCTGTCCAATTCGATCTCGCCGCCCACGCCGGCAACGCCAAGCACGTCCGCTACTTCTCGCCCAAGGAGTTCGTCCACACGGGGACGGCCGAACAGATGGATGGCCATCGGGGCGTTCTCGTCCCGCTGTTCAAAGACAAGAAGCGTACCCAGCCGAAGCGGAACAAGGCTGGCGATCCTCTTTTCGAAAAGCGCACGCCCGCCTTCGACCCTGCCGCCTATGCCCTGGACGCCTTCGCTCACCCTTGGGCCGAGCTGTCGGCGAAATTCAGCGCGCCAGACGGGGAACCGGGCTTGCTCTGGCTGAACTGTGAATTCGGAGACGTACCACCATGGGCGGCCCGCTGCCTGAAAGAGATGGCCGACGGCGCAAACATCACGCTTTTGACCCCCGTGGCGATCGCCAACTGGTTCCGTGACCACATCGCCGGGCGCGCCGACACCTACCTCCTCTCAGGTCGGCTTTGCTTCGACGGCAAGAACGTATTCCCGAAGGACTGCATGGTCAGCCACTTTCACCGTGGCGCTGAGGGACGCGTGCAGATTTGGGATTGGCAGCGCGACATCGTCTGCACAACCGGCATCTGGGCACCAAGGCTCGCGGCATGACCACCCTCGCCCTGGCCGCCGCAATCCTCCGTCTCTCGGGCCACCCCGACGCCACCGGCGCGCCTGCGGTCCGCGCGCGGCTGCTCGCGGTAGTCGTCGTCGAAGAGTCGGCGCGGGCGGGCGTCGACCCCTTCATCGTAGCGGCGATCATCGCACGCGAAAGCCAGTTCAATCAGACGGCCATCGGCAAGCGCGGTGAGCTGGGCCTGATGCAGTTGCTTCGCGGCGGTGCCATCCCGTCTGGCGTCTACCTCTCTGACGCCGCCCTGATGCACCCTCGCCGCAACATCCACCTCGGCTGCGCCTACCTCGCCAAGATGATTTGCGCGTGCGGCGGCGACGTGCGCGCCGGCCTCTCCCGATACAACGGCGGGCGCTGCCGAAATTCCCGGTACGCGCGCGAGGTACTTCGCGCGGCAGGCATGGCCCAGTCGCCGCCGGAGGTCGCGCGCAAGTGAAGTTTCTGCCGCCAGCGGCCCAGACCTTGGTGCATCCCGCGCCGATCGATCGGGGCACCACGTTCTTTGCCCTGCCGACCGGCGCCATCCTTGAGACCCACGGCGATCTTTCGCAGAGCGAGGCGGCCGCCCGGTGGGACCTCCAGGAGGCGGCCAGGCGAGCGAAATACGATCGCGATCGCGCGGCGTGGCTGGAATCACCACCCGAGACTGACCTGGTTCTAGCCGCGGCCCGCGCGGCCGAGCGCACGCGCTGGACCGCGCGCCACGATGCGAAGTGGAACGCCAAGGAGGAACGTCTCCGCGCCAAGCGACAGCGGGAACGCGAGGAGTGGGCAAGGCGACGGGCGGCGAAAGGTAGGCGCCGAAAGAACAAGGCCGGCGCCGCGGCCGCGAAGTCCGCGTGGCTTGCTCGCCAGGCCGCCAAATGGACCAAGCGGATGAAGGCGCTGCGCGCGGCCCGCGCGGCCGAGCGCACGCGCTGGACCGCGCGCCACGATGCGAAATGGGAGCCGCGAGAAGCGACGGCGCGGGGTCGGCTCGAGAAAAAGCGTGCCGTTTGGTTCGCCCGCATGGCTGAGCCGCCGATCCCCGGTGACGACGAGAACCCCCATATCGCGCGCCGTCAGTGGCGCACGCGCCGCGCGTGGGTGAAGCGCCGCGATCGTCTCCTTGCCCCGTTTCGCCCGCGACCGTTTCAGGCCGTCATCGCCGACGCGGAAGCCGTCCCAGCCATCGCGCTGTGCGAGATCGATTGCGCCCTGCCTCACCTGCACACTGATCGGCGCAAGCGTCGTCCCCGCCGTCGGGCTCAATGCGAGGAGCCTGATCAGCAACGTCTGCGGTTTTACGGTCGCCGGAAGCGCGGCGCCCCCAAGGCAAAATCATCGGCGGCCAAGCGCCTGAACAAGGCTGAGAAAGTTGAGCTGATGCGCCTGCCGGTCTGGGATGACAGACCTTTGCAGCGCGGCGACTGTCGCAAAGGACCCAGGCCCTGCCCGTGGGTGGGCTGCCGACAGCACCTCTACCTCGACGTGAAAGGTCGCAGCATCAAGATCAACTTCCCCCACATGGACGTGGTCGATGCGCTCGTCGCGATGCCAGAGACATGCTCGCTGGACGTCGCCGATCGAGCGCAGCGCCGCGAGAGGCAGACGCAATTGGAAGACGTGGGCACCTTCATGAACGTCACGATGGAGAGGGCGCGGCAGGTTGAAATCGATGGCCTGGCGTCTTTGAAGGAAGCGCTGATCGGCGAGGACATCGATCTGTATGAGGACGCCGAGGACAAGCGGGTGGTGGATGAATCAGATGAAGACGAATCAGGATACTAGCGTGCCGACACCGGTGGACGACGAGCCCACCACCAAAGTGGACGAGGCGGCGGTTGCGCTGCTCGCCGATCCGGTGCGCATGGTCGATGTGGTGCTGGCCCAGAAAGTTCTGATCCTCGACCTGATCAACCAGGTGCACGACCTGCATGGGCGCGCTGAGCGCTGCGAGAAGCTCGCCCTGGAGGCGACGCAGATCGCCGGCAAGGCGCTCGCGCTGGCGCGGAAGGCAATGGGAGACCGGCCGTGCTGATCGAAATCTCCTCGTTGCCGAAGTTCGAAAGCGAATTTCACGCTGGCGCGAAAGCATGCACCACGTGCGGGACGCTGCAGGTGGCGCTGGATCGGTCCACTGGGGCTTGCGTCGAATGCTGGCGCATCATCGTTCTGTGGCCGGCAGTCGCAGTCCAGCAACATCAATCTTCTAATCAAACCTCATAGGTCCTAGAATGCGACCACCAATATTGGAGGCTTCCATGCGACGACTGTTCTCGTTCCTCAACCCGATCGCACTGCTCGTTCTCGTTCTTCTCTTCGCTGCCTGTGACAACACACCTTCTGTTGCAGTTTCTCGAGGCCCTCTGACGGTTGGCGACGGCCCCCAGGCTGATTGGATCGATGCCCAGGGCCATCGATTCGTCTGGAAGAGAAAGGTTCCTGCCGCGCCGAAGCGACAACCCACGATCGACAAGCTCAGCGATACGACCCCACTGCCACCCGCGCCGACCACGGCCGAGGAGCTTGCTGAACAGTTGCGGCCCGTCGCCTTCACCAAGGACGGGCACCAGTTCGAAGCTGACAGCGTTGATCTCGAGATGGCTCGAGCGATCTTGGCCAATCCCAATCCGCCTGGCTCCCAGCCGTTTCGAGGATCGGTGGACAAGGTGATGGCCGACAAGGGTACCTTCGGCTCCCAGCAGAGCCCCTTTGTCATCGCCAACAATAGCAACGTGCTCGACTGCTATCGAACCGACTACCCCTATCGAACGGCTGTCTTCTTCGATGGAGGTTGCTCGGGGGTCGTCATTGGACCGCACACCGTCGTCAGCGCTGCGCACTGCTTCTATGACAACGGGGGGTGGATTACGAACAACACCATCACGCCCGCTGCGGATGATGGGAGCTCGTCATGCAGCGATACAGCGCCGTTCGGTTCGTGGGGGAATTGGAGCGTCTACATGCCAGGCGCATGGATGAGCGGCAATCAGAACTACGACTTCGCCGCCATTCGGGTCGATCCAAACGGTGATGAGGACATCGGAAGCACCGTCGGCTGGCTTGGCTATGCGACCTATCCCGGTACATACACATCCGAGCTGCGCCGGCACAGCTATCCGTTCAACGGGCTCTCTGGCTTTCCGGTGGAGTGGTATTCGATCGGGAACGGGAACACCGTCAGCTCCGGTATATTTCGAGGATATTCGAACGACTCTTGGGGCGGCGACAGCGGAGGCGGAGTCTTCATCCTTTCCACTCTGCAGGTGGTGGGCGTCCATAAGGGCGAGCTGACCTATGGTTGCGGCTTGTTTTCAAGTTGCCATTACACTAACGTTTTCCGACCATGGAACTCGGATTTTCAAAGCTTCGTTCTCACCTACGCGTGGTAGTGGCTGGGGCGGCGGTCGCCGGTATCGCCGCCGGGTGCGGTTCAGACGACAACAAGCTGGTCAACTCGGAAGCCAGCTTCTGCTCCGCGCACCCGGCTGTCGATGGCGGACCACCGCCTGAGATCACGACCGACGAGCAAAAGCAGGTCTGGACGAACTGGTGCGCGGCCGACGCCGGCGCCAAGTAGCCGCACCCCGAAAACTTCAGATCTAGTCGGCGCCGTTCATGGTGTTTCTCCATGGACGGCGCTTCGCATTCGGATGACCAAGAACGGCTCTTCGTCACGATCGACTGGGAGCGGCAGACGACCGAGCAAATCCTGGTGACCTATCGAATCGGTGACCACGCCGACTCGATCGCGTTCGAGGTCGGCAAGCCGATCCAGGATAACCTTGACGACGAGCGTGCCGCGCTGGCCAAGGCCGTCGACGCAGCCCGCGAGGTCGTCGGCGTCGAGCGGCCACCCACCGTCTACGGCGGCCGAAAAATTGCCGACGCCGCGGTGCTATTTCGCCTCATCATCACCGAGGATCCGGCCAAGGTGAGGGCCATCTACGGCGCGCCCGGCAACCCCATCAACCATGACGCCGAGGGCCTCGACGAGCCGGCCCTGGCGGTCATCGCCGCCGCCCATGCGCTCGTCGCGGCCAAGCTGGACCCGGAACAGGATACGGCGAGCTGAACCGATTCATCGCGCGCACGGAGCACACCCACCATGAAGATCATCGTCTCTGATTTCCCGAACCTGCCGCAGGACGAAAACCAGGATTTCAAACCGACCACCGATAGTCGCGGCGAAATCCACGGACCGAAGACATGGCCTGAGGAGCGCGCCCGGCTGTACAAGCATGTCTATTCAGACCTGAAGACCCAGGGCCATCCGCTGCCGGCGAAGGCGGCAGATCAGATCACCCGCGCCGAGCTGCTGACGCACCTGCAGGGCATTGCCGCCGCGCTGGTGGCGGACTACGACAGCCGCGTCCACACGGCGCTGCACCGGCTTCCCTACGCGCCCAACGTGCTCACCGACGAAGACCTGGCGGCCGTCCGCGGCGCCCGTTAGGCGCCGGCGACGCCCTTGGCCCGCACCAGCGCGCCGCGCGGGCCCGGCGTGCCGCGCTCCCCGGCTGCCCACAGGTCATCAACAACGCCATCCGGCCCCCGGACGATCTGGTAACCGCCGGGCAAGATCTCGCCCGGGATTTCCATCGTGTCGAGATAGTTGTACGGCGCGGGCGCGCCGGCCACCCAGTAAGCCGGCAGCACGAAGTCGGACACCACCAGCGTGCGCGTCTCGCCCAGGATGGTCACGTCGATCGGGTACCGCCCGGTCTGGCAGGGATCCGAAAGCTCGCGCGCCAGCTTGTACCCCGGGCGCGCAGGGTGCGGCAGCCAGAGGTTGCAGGAGATGTTGCCGAACATCTCGGCGATCTCATGGCTCAGCACGGACACCCAGTCGGGATCGCCTTTGAACAGCACGCGAGCCGTCCTGAGGGCGTCGTGGTCGCCCAGCTCGCCGGCGGGGACCTCGTCGACGATCACCAGGACGTAATACGCCTCGGGCGGGATGTCCTTGACGTCGCGGTAGTAGACGACGATGAAGGGCTCTTCCTCGTAGGCCGGCGCGATGTGCTCGCGCATCTGCTTGGCGACCGCGGCCACGGCGAAGAGAACGTCTTTCTTATCGGCCTCGGCGCTCGCATCCAGAACCGCAATTTCCATCAGACGATCTCTCCCGCTTGAACGTGCCCATGCCAGTGACCGATGGCGCCGAAGTCGATAGATGGCGCCAGCGTCAGCATGTCGAACGTGGTGCCCGTGCGCTTCCAGCGCCGCTGGTCGGGCGGACCCGGCGGCAAGCTGTCGTCCTCAAACAGAACGAAGAGCCGCCGCTTTTCTGTGGTGCCCGCGCAGCACGGCCCGGGGCAATCGAACGTCATCCCCACGCCGCCGGTGATCCAGCGTGGGTTCAACGCTGCCAGCTTCATGGCCCGTCGGTGAACTTGTAGCCCCGCTGGGTCATCCAGGCCGTGGCTCGCTTGGATTTGACGTCGGACAGGGCGTCCGATGGCGACGCTTGCGCCGCGTGGAAGGCCTCGTCGGCCACCGCGCGCACCGCGCACGCCACCGCGTCTTCCAGATCGGCCTTCACGAGATCGGTCAGGTCCTGTTCCCAGCCATCGCCGCGCTTGGCGACGATCGTTTCAACGGTTGGGATCAGTTGGAGCGCCAGGTCATGCACCTTCGGCAGGCTGCAGTCGATGACGGCGGACACGACATTGTTGACCACCGGCGGCGCATGGGTGCATCCGGTGGCGTCGACGCAACCAGCGATGACGATCAGGAGGATCAGCTTTTTCATGAGCCCAAGGTCGCCGATTGGCTGCGTCTCTCAAGGAACGCGGCCCTCCGATTCTTGAGAGTCGATCCCGCGCACAGAGACTCGTTGGTGAACGTCACCACGTCATCTCGGGCTTTGACACAGGCGCAAGGAGCTTCCCATGAGCATGCGGTTCTTCGACATCGGGCGTGAAAAGCTGGCGGATGACGCCGACTGGAACACCGACACCTTCAAGATCGCACTGCTCGACCTGAGTGCCGGCGGCGGCACCGACACCATGGTCAAGGCCATCACCGGCGCCACGACCGCGACCCCGATTGTCGCCACGTGCACGGCCCATGGATTCGCGAACGGCGACATCGTCGCGATCTACGACGTCGGCGGCAACACGATCGCCAATGGCGTCTGGCAGGTCGCGAACCAAGCGACGAACACCTTCGAGTTGAAGACGGTCGATGATGGCCTGAACAGCGTTGGCGTCGGGGCCTATACCTCCGGCGGAAAGGTCATCAACCTCAGCGCAGCCAACCGCGGTCAGATCGACGCGGCCGAGAACGCCGCCGCCGCCGTCACACTGGGGAGCGCGACCCTGGTCAAGGGCGTGCTCGACGCGGCCGACCCCAGCTTCGCGGCTGTTTCGGGTGCCGCCTACGCTTGGTACATCTACAAGTCGACCGGCTCTGCCGCGACCGACATCCCGATCTTCTTCAACGACGGCAAGCAACAGGTAGTGGCGGCCGCCGATGCGGCGTCGAGCGCGACGACCATCTGGTGCAACAAGCTGGCGGGTCCGATCGCCAGCGGCCAAACGGTGGTGTTCTCGAACGGAGTCACCGCAACCCTGAGCGGCGCCGCGGTCGCCGGGGATCGCAAGCTGACCGTCTCGGCCATCTCTGGCGCGATCGCGGCTGGCCACACCGGCGAAGCGGTTGTGACCGGCGCTGGCTTCCCGTTCACCGGCGGCGGCGGCGCGTACGGCATCACGTTCGACAACGGCGCCAACAAGATCGCCAAGCTCTAACGGCGGACTGGCGTGCCCGATCTGAGCGCAACGCAGCTCGCGGCCTTGGGGACGGAACTATCCACCGACCCCAAGGCGCTCGGCTATTCGGGACTCCAAAACCAAGCCGCGGCCGACAAGCTAAACCAAGTCGGCGCCAGCAGCGAGACCGTGAACCCCGGCACGTTGCAGAGCTACCTGATCGTCGATGCGATCGTCAGCAGCGAATGGACGGTGCTGTCGCAGGCCAACAAGGACCTGCTGAACTTCTACCTTCAGCAGCCAACGGTCGACACCACCAGTTCGAACGTGCGCTCGGCGATCGGCGGAATTTTTGCCGCTGGCGCCACGCGGACCGCCCTGCTCGCGCTGGTCAACAGGCCAGCATCGCGCGGCGAGGTGCTCTTCGGGCCCGGCACGGTGATCACCAAGTCGAACGTGGGCCAGGCCCGCGGGACGGCGACGTAAGCCATGGCGTCAGAGATCAAAGACAAATTCACGACGTCGGCGGCTTTGACGATCACGCTGGCGAGCCTCGCGTCGTCCCCGTCCGGGGTGGGCCGCCAATCGACGCTGGTCGACAACACCACGACCCGATACGCGATGATCAAGATCTACGCGAAGTTCACCTTGGGCATCTCGCCCACGGGTTCTCGCGCCGTCTACCTCTTCCTGATCAGCTCCGACAAGGACGCCACAACCCCGAGTCGCGACGATGGAGCTGGCGCGAGCGACCAGGCCTGGACCAGATTGAACGCCGATCTGATCAAAGAGGGTCGCGATCAGGCGAGCCCATCGACCGGCGACGTCGTCCTGTTCAGCGGAATCATCGACAACCCCGGTCCCGAATGGGGTGTCGGCGTGTACCAGGACACTGGCGTCGCGCTGAATTCAACGGGCGGCAACCACTGGATCCGTTGGATCGGAATTAATCCAGAAGGGCAGTAGCGCGTGCAGTACCGAGGCCCCAGGCCCAGGCTGCCGATGGCGCCCCCGGCGGTCAGAAGCTCGGTCTTCACCGACGGCTTCATGTCCTGCATGAGCAGGACGACGAACCTCCCGTCGACGGCCAATTTCTCGGGCTGCTGCTGGTTCAGGTTCCGAAGCTCGATTCCGAACTTCGCCCAGATCGTCAGCTTCCAGGCGTCGTATTCGATCCGGTGGATTCTCAGCGTGGACAACGCCGGGCAGGTTTGCCTGAGGAATACGGCAACGCCGGTGGTGCTGCTGGCCTCGCCGATCGCGGACACCTGGTATTTCGCGGCTTGGCAGGGCCGCGGGAACGGGACCACGGACGTCACCGGATGGGTCAGCACGCCCGGCGGTGGAAAGCTGACCGAGGTCGTATCGACCACCGCGTTCGACACCAGCGGCCTGGCCAACATGCAGGTGGGGTTCGGGTACGACGGCGGCGAGCAGTTTTTCGGCGACGTCGCGCTGCTGAAGGTCTGGGATGACTCCACGCTGAAGATCGGCGACTTCTTCGCTGAGCAGTTCTCTCCGATCGTGGTCAGGCGCCAGAAGCTGAACACGTTCCTCCCGATGCAGGGCGGCCCGCAGGATTGTGGCCGCGACTATTCGGGGCAGCCTGGGCGAGATTTCCAGGTGGCGGCCGGCACCGTTCACATCGGCGATCCGCCGCCGGTCGTCGTACCCCGCAAGCACCGCCGCGCCAACTACATGCTCGGCGCCGGCGCGGGCGGGTCGACGACCTTTCTGTCGATGGCGGGCGCCTACAGCGACGACCGCGCTGGCGCCCCAGCCCTGACGGGCCAGGCCTCATATGCCGGCCTGTTCGGTGGCGAGCTTCCGGGGGCCGGGCTGGTGCTCGGCGCCTTGGCGCAGTCGGGCGCGCTGCTGTACGACGCCTATGGGGCTCCCGTCAGCACCGGCACCCTCGCGCCCGCCGGCGCCCGCGCTGAGACCACGTCGGGCGCGCCAGCGCTGACGGGAACGCTCGCGCCAGCTGGCGGCGCAACCGGCGAAGCGCCCGGGGCATCCGGCTGGATCCAGACCCTGCTGATGGCGGGCGGCCTCTCGGAGGAGCGGTATGGGGCGCCGCTGGCCTCGGTCGTCGCCCAGATGTCGGGCGCCCAGACGGCCGAGCTGGGCGGCGTCGTCAGCATGCTCGCGACCCTCGCTCAGGCTGGCGCCACCAGCGAAGAGCGTGGCGGCGCCATCACGCTGCTGCAGACGATCTTGCTGCTGATGGCGGGGGCTTCGTCGCAGGAGCGCGGCGGGGCCAGCGCGATGTCGGCCACGCTCAGCCAGGCGGGCGGACCCATGGCATCTGATGCCGGCGCGGCGGCGGCGGCGGGCGCCTTCGCCCAGGCCGGGGCCCGCAACGACGAGCGGGTGGGCGCCGCCACCGTTCTGGCAGCGTTTCAGCAGGCGGGCGGCCCCGGCGCCGAGGCGGGCGGCTCTCCCGCGCTGGCGGCCGTCCTGGCGATGGTGGGCGCGCTTTCTGGCCAGCAGGGCGGAACCGCGCAGCTGCTCAACGGCCTGACCTCGCTCTTGATGGCCGGCTACCCCGGCGCGGAGGTCGGAGGCTCGCCGCTGCTGGCGCTGGCCACCCAGATGGCGGGCGCGCGATCGGCGGAGACGGGGGGCACCCATGCCCTCACCGGCACGCTGGCCGCCGCCGGCGCCCGCGGCGAAGACCTGTTCGGCGCGATCGTCCTGTCGACCGTCATCACGCTGGCGATGTCCGGCTTGCCAGGTTCGGAGCGCGGCGGCGCGGCCACCACGTCGCAGACCAGCCAGATGACCGGCTTCGCCCAGCAGCAGTTCTTCGGCGCGATCCAGGCCGCGGGCCTGGGCCATTTCGCCGGCGGCGTTTCGGACGAGGAGTTCGGGGCGATCCTGCTGCTGTCGCTCGGGGTCCTGAACCTGCCCCTTGCCTTCCTGGGCGGGCCACCGCTGGACGTCCGCTTCGAAAGTTCAGAGCTTGATGTGGTGGTGCAACCATCCGAATTGACCATGACCAACTGCAGCTTCTGCCTCGCGGGCCAGTGCGGTGCTGACTTCCACCTGGTGGCGGGCGACCGCGGGCCGTCGCTGCTGGCGACGCTCTACAAAGCCGATGGCAAGACCCCCCAGGACCTCACGGGCGCCACCGTGGTCATGCGCATGCAACTCTTCGACGGTTCTGGTGCCGTGGTCGATCTGCCGTGCACGCCGCTCGCCGGGACGGCTGTCTCGCCCAACATTCAACACGACTGGCTGACCGAAACGGATACCGCCGGGCTTTATTCGATCGCGTTCAAGGCCACCTTCCCGGGTCCGCTGCCCGTTACCTGGCCCAACTTCGGTGAATGGAAGAAGCTCCGCATCAAGCCGGCCATGGTCGACGCGCCCGCGGACGACGCCTGATCCAGGTTCCATCGGCCTGATCCAAGATTGGATCGCACCCCGCCAATCTGGAGATCGCCAAGCGTTACCTGACGATGGGTGATGCGATGGCAGAACCCGATCCACCCGGCGATCCAGCGGGTGATCCAACTGGCGAGGGGGTAGATCAGTCCAGCCCGACCAAGGGCCTCACACCGCCAACCCCCGAAGAGTATGCCCGCTGGCTGAAGGAGTACCGGATGGGCGCTCGCAGCCCTGCCCGGCTGGCCAAACTGGTCAAGGCCAGCATCCACCGGGTGCGGCATGCGGTGCGCATCGGCTGGCCCGACAAGAACCTCCCCGCGCTGAAGGACCGCGGCGAGGTCACAGACGAAGCGGTCGCCGAGGCGGTGCAGAAGGTGGTCAACGACGCAGAAGTCCGAGCGGCCGAGGTGGTGGCCACCATCATCGCGGGCTCGTGGGAGGAGGCGGCCCGCGCCCAGCTGTCGGCGGCGGCCAGCACCACCCAGGCGCTGACCCGCTTGGCCGAGCGCCTTTCCACGGCGGCGGCGCACGCGTCGTTCTCGACGTTCCGCCGGGTCCCCGACCTGGACCCGAAGACCGGCCAGCCCCGCCGGGACGAGAAGGGGAACGTCATCACCATCCTGAAGGAGCACGTGAGCGCGTTTGCGGTGGCGTCGGCCGCCGCCCGCCTGGCCACGGCCGCCAAGGACCACGCCGCGCTGTCGAAGGCCCTGCTGTCGAGCATTGCGCCGGGCGGAATGCAGCAGGTGCTCACGGCGCCGCCGGCGGTGGTGCTCTACATGCCCGACAACAACACGGGCCCCGGGTCGGCAACCAACGGGCCCGGCGGGGACGGCGATGCCTCTGGTTCTTAAACCCCAGGCGGGGTTCCAGGAGCAGTTCGCCACCAGCCGGGCCGACATCACGATCGGCGGCGGCGCTGCGTTCGCGGGCAAGACGTTCATCTGTCTCCTCGAGGCCGCGCGCGGGATGCACACCGAGGGCTTCAGCGCGGTGTTCTTCCGCCGCACCACCACCCAGGTGCACAACCCGGGCGGACTCTGGGACGAGGCGACCAAGATCTACCCGCTGCTGGGAGCGTGGCCCACCGGGCTCGAATGGCACTGGCCGTCGGGGGCCAAGGTCAAGATGGCCCACCTGGAGTACGAGAAGACCGTCGAGGATTGGCAGGGCTCCCAGGTCCCGCTGATCGTCTTCGACGAGCTGCCGCACTTCACGAGCAAGCAATTCTGGTACATGGTCAGCCGCAACCGTGGTTCCTGTGGCATCCGGTCGCGGATCCTCGCCACCTGCAACCCCGACGCGGACTCTTGGGTCGCCACGCTGATCGAGTGGTGGATCGAGCAGGACGACCAGAGCCCGAACTATGGCTTCGCGATCCCAGAGCGCGCCGGAAAGCTGCGCTACTTCACCCGCGTTTCGGAGGAAATCGTCTGGGGCGACACCGCGGAAGAGGTGATGGCCTTGGTGCCCGGTCTCGCCCGGATCGACGTCCAGAGCATCACGTTCGTCCCCGGCAAGATCGAGGACAACATCATCGGCAACAAGAAGGACCCGACCTATCGCGGCAAGCTTATGGCCATGTCGCGCGTCGAGCGGGCGCGGCTGCTCATGGGAAATTGGAAGGTTCGGGCCTCGTCGGGCGACTACTTCCAGCGCAACGAGGTGCGGATGCTGGACGCCGTGCCGGAAGATGTTGTGGCGTGGGTCCGCCGCTGGGACCTCGCGGCCACCGAGCCGTCGGAGACGAACAAAGATCCCGACTGGACGTGCGGCGTGAAGCTCGGACGCAGAGAAAGCGGCCGCTACGTGGTCGGGCATGTCGAGTTCGCGAGGAAGCGATCAGACGACGTCCGTAAGCTGGTGCTGAACACCGCGCACATCGACGGGTCGTCGGTGAAGGTGATTGTCCCGCGCGATCCCGGCCAAGCCGGCGTCGACCAGGCTGACAGCTACGTATCTATGCTGGCCGGCTTCGACGTCGAGACCGAGCGGGAGACGGGCCCCAAAGAGACGCGCGTCGAACCCTTCTCAGCGCAGTGGCAGGCCGGCAACGTGGACGTGGTCAAAGGGCCATGGAACGCCCAGTACTTCTCGCAGATGGAGGGCTTCCCCGCGAAGGGCGTTCACGACGACGCGCCCGATGCCAGCGCCGGCGCGTTCAAGGAGATCGCCAACGCGCTGAACATGTGGGACGTGGTCTAACGGGCAGCGGGCGGAACGTTCGTCTTTGCCGGCGTGAACGCCGGCGGCTCCGGCTCCGGCTGCTGCGCCAACTCCTCCGCCAGCGTCACGTCCCTGTCGGTCATGGTCTTCATCGATCCATCCGCGTGCAACTCGCGGGCGACTCCACCCTCGTTCAGCGCGCCGATGTCCCAATAGACCTTGCGCGTGTCGGCCCGCACCTTTTCAGTGTCGGCCTTCTCCTTCGCGGTCTGCTGCCACAGCGGGTTGAATTCGAACGAGGTCTCCGGCGGCATGGTGCCCAGCGCCGATCGGATTTCGACCTCATGAAACTGCGAAAGCTGCGGGCGAACGTCTGAAGTCTGCCGCCCCTTGATGTGGTCATAGTGATTGCGCATGTCGCTATCTCCGGTGGCATTCATCCCGCCGGGGGACTGCCCGAACAATCGCGTCAACGGGACATCCGCAGCGCCGCTCAGGGCGTTCATCATCCCCTCCAGCACGTCTTTGAGACCGGTGAAGGTGATCTGTTTCTGGGCGAAGGCCTCCTTGTCCTTGTCGATCAGCAGGATCTTGTTCAGCGATTTCATGATGGCGCCGGCCAAGAAACGTGCGGTGATTTTGGCTTCACCGTCTTTGGTCGCGAGCGCGTTCGTCAGGCCGGCCACGCTGATGATGTCGAGCTTGGTTTCAAAGACCATGCTCGCGATGCCGCCAGTCGCCGCGTCGTAATTCCTTATCGCCTGCATGGGGGCCAGCAGCACGCTGTCGTCCCAGTAGCCGTTTGAGATCCAAGCTCGGCGCGGCGTCACCGCTCCGCCGAAACGGATCACCCGGCTGGCATGGATTCGGTTGACCTGCCCACCGCCAACGTCAATGACGGTGTAGAACTTCGGGAGACCAAAGTTCGGGTTAGTTTTCCCCGCGGCCGTCGTGGTTTCGTTGTCGATCTCCGTGCCGTCGACCACCAGGTTGAAGCGATCGTAGGTCTTAACCAGGACGAGATCGCCCTTCTTTATGCTCTCGGGATTTAACGGCTGCTCAAGAACGGCGCCGTCATTCCGAAGGCGCATCACCATCCCGCCGCCGCCGAAGGCGCGACCCCATCTGATTCCGTGGGCGAACTCTCTCCTCACGTTCAAATTCTTCTCGGTCTCTGCGACGGCGCGGGCGGCGCCCTGGTCTGTCTTTTGCCCACTTCCAAACGAAAGCGTGACCCATTCTCTGGTCATGTCTTCGGTCACGCAGTCCACGATCTTCCGGGGAATCCAGCTGCCCCGGTACATCCGCGTGACCTCTTCTTCGTTCAGGCGAGTTACCGCGCCGTACTCGGAGTAGTAGCTCTTGTCCCGGTAGGTCCCGAGCCCGGCGGCAAGATTCTGGAGTCCACCGTCCATGCCGGCTGCGACTTCGCGAATGGCGTCCGTTACCATTTTCTGAAGATCGGTTCCCGCCGGGATCGCCAGGGCCACCGAATCAGCAGCCTTTGAGCCGCCGCCAAAGAGCCGCCCGAGCCAGTTCGCCATGCCCCACAGAATGGGTGCGCCATGGGCCTCTCTCCAGATTCAACGCCCGGGCCAAAACTTGGGATCCGATCCGCCTGCCCCATCGTGAAGAGGCGTGTTGCTCGTTCATCTTCGCCATCTTGCCGCGACTCATCCGCGGGCGAACCCACTCCGAAAGAGGCGGGAGAGAACGTTGCGCCCTGTGCGCGCCAGCCGCCGCAACGAACTTTGGTACCGCGCGGAGCTGGGCGGGATCGTCGATCTACTCAGACAGGCCGGGGCGGAGGTTGGGGAGGGGCTGCGTTCTGCGTGGCCGAGGGTTGAGTCTCGGGACGAAGAAGTCCGGCGGCTGACCAGCGAACAGCTGGCCGATGAAGCAGGGCGACTCGCCGTCGCCGACGAAACCCGCCTCGGCTTGCCGTCTTTGCTCCAGCGCACCGCCGAGAAGTTCGGCAATATCGGCGGCGTCGCCAAGCGGCTTGCCGACTTGGTCGCCCGCAAGAACCTGGGCGAGGTCGACCAGCGCCTGGCGGCGGCGATCAGGCAGTCGGTGGGCGTCGACCTTCTGGCCACGATCCGAGCCGACGAACGGATCGGGCCGGCGCTGCGTGCGGCGGTTCAGGCGAACGTCGATCTCATCACCAGCATTCCCCGCCAGTACTTCCAGCGCCTCGAAGAGGAGATCTCGGCGTCTTGGGAGCAAGGCATCCGCTGGGAATCGCTGGCGGAGCGCATCGCTCACGTCGGAGATGTTACCGATTCTCGTGCTCGCCTGATCGCCCGCGACCAGACGAGCAAGCTCAACAGCGCGTTCAACGAGGTTCGGCAGCGGTCGGTTGGGATCGAACGCTATACATGGTTGACCGCACATGATGAGCGCGTGCGCCGATCGCATGCCGCGCTCGATGGCACCACCCAGCGCTGGGACGCGCCGCCGATGGTCGACGGGGAGCCGGCAAATCCTGGCTACCCAATCAACTGCAGGTGCGTGCCGATACCTGTCTTCGATCTCGATGAAATCGAAGGCGGCGGCCAGGAAGCGGTGGCTGCGTGAGCCTTCGCCGGTGCTCCGTCAAGGATCTGCTGGGGATCACCTCCAGGCACGTGACCGACGAGGGATACCTAATCGCGCCCGGCATGATCTCCCGAGCTGGCAACGTGCAGGAGTACGCCGCCAACGAGCTGGGCCTGCCCGGCGGGGACAAGGTCATCCGCCTGTACCGCCCACCCGAAGAGGTCTTCGCCCAGGACTCATACCGCTCCTTCGAAGGCAAGCCGATCACCGACAATCACCCGCGGCACGACGTCCACGCTGGCAACTGGAAAGAGATGGCAGCTGCCGGCGTTGTCGTCGGCGACGTCCACGGCGTCAAGCCGGGTGATGGCGGCCTCGCGGGCACCGTGATCGTGCGCGACGTCGCGGCGGTCAGGAAAGTCGTCGAGGGCAAGGCCCAACTCTCGAATGGCTACGACTTTGAACTGGACCTCACGCCTGGCGTTAGCCCCGCCGGCGAGAAGTACGACGGCGTCCAGAGACAGATCCGGGGCAATCACACAGCGATCGTCGACATGGCCCGGGGTGGGTCGTCGTGCCGAATCGCGGACCACCGCAAGGGAGACAGACCAATGGGAATGATCAAGCTGGCACTCGACGGGTTCTCGGTTGATCTGGAAGAGCAGACCGCGACGATCGTCCAGCGGGTGGTGAACGATGCCACCAAGCGGGCGACCGACGCGACGGCGGCGGCCACGGCGGCCGAGACGCGCGCCACGACCGCAGAGACCCAGGTGGCCGACCTGAAGGAAGCCGCGACCAAGAGCGCGACCGACCATGCCGCGAAGCTGGCCGAGATCGAGGCAAAGGTCGTCAAACCCGAGAAGATTCAGGAGCTGGTGGTCGAGCGGACCAAGCTGGTGGCGGACGCCGCCAAGCTCGCGCCCGACTACAAACCCGAGTCGAAGGCGCCCGAGGTCATTCGCGCGGAAGTGGTCGCGCACGTGCTGGCCACCGACGAGGCGGTCAAGCCGTTCGTGACGGCCGCGCTCCAAGGAGCCGATCCGGCCAAGCCGGAAAGTGCGTCCGTGGTCGCGATCGCCTTCGACGTGGCGCTGGCCGCCAAGGGAACGACCGTGGCATCGGCGACCGATGCGGCCACGCGGGCGGCCGATCGGGCGATGGCGGGCGGCGGCGCCGGAGAACAGGCGGTCACGAAGCTGACGGGGCGCGACCTGTGGATGGCACGCCAGCAGGACCCGGACTTTCAAAAGGACGACGCCGAGTAGGTCGGCCGCCCAGAGCACCCAAACCAGAACTTTCACGAGGAGAGACCAATGGCACTTCCCACTCTGAGCACCTACGGCGGCGTCACGCTGAGCCCGGGTTACGCCGGCCAGACCGAGCGCGACATCGAGACCGACAGCATGATCAACGAGAACGCGGCCGCCATCGACTATGGCGTCGCCGTCGCGCGCGGCGCGGCCGTGGCGCCCGGTCAGCCGCTGAACTGCAAGCCGGTGGCGACCAACGGCGATGTCCCGATCGGCATCACCAAGAGCATCGCCACCCAGGTGGCCAGCACCGACGGCAACAACACCGTCAACTACCCCCGCTACCAGGCGGTGCCTGTCATGAAGCAGGGGATCATCTGGGCGATCCCGTTCGAGAACGTGGTCGCTGGCGACGGCGTCATCGCTCTGCCCGCGCAGACGGGCAAGTTGTCCGGCACCACCGCCGGCGCCGCCAACGGCACCTCGCGCATGGCGCTCTCGGGCGCTGTGTGGCTGGAGACCGCCACCGCCGGGAACCCGGCTCGCATCCGCATCGGCAACTTCGTCTAGGCGAAGGCGACACCCAAGGCTCTGAACAACAACTCTCGCAAGGAATCGACCATGAAGATCAAAGCCAAAGACGCGATGAACAGGTGGGTGGAGGCGACTGTCAGCGATCATCGCTACAACGCCTTCGACCACTACCTGAAGACGCACCCGCACATCCTCGGTTTCGGGGCGGGCGACGACTTCGGGAAGCCCTCCGCCAACGATGCTCAGGAGGCGCACGCCTTCGCGGTGTCGCAGTTGGCCTACGAGGAAGAAGGCCTCTTCGCGCGCAAGTATGCGCCGAAGAAGTACATCGACCTCATCGGCAACACGATCAGCTATGCGGCTGGTCCCGGCAAAGAGTCGGTCGAGTATGAGGTCGTCGACCAGGTCGGCATGGGAAAGCGTGTCTCGCCGGCGGGTACCAACCTGCCGACGGCTGACGTCTCTTCCTCTCGGAAGAGCATCGCGATCGCTCACGGCGGCGTGAAGTATGGGTACACCACCCAGGACCTCCGCGCGTCGGCGTTCTTCAAGCGCCCGTTGCCCGAGGGCCGACGGCTCACCGCGATGGAGATGTATCAGCGCCACATGAACTTCGTCGCGCTCCAGGGTGAAGCGGGCTCGAATTTCACGGGTCTGTTCAACAACGCGTCCGTCACGGCGGCCAACCGCCCCAGCGGCGCGGTGTGGGACGCGGCCACGGCTGACACCATCATCAGCGACATCACGGTCGGATTGACCAACGTGAAGATCGCCACCAAGGATACCGATTTCCCGACGAAGATCGTTATGCCGATCTCGTCGTACAGCCGTCTGCTGATCCCGCGCTCGTCTGCCAGCGACATCACGGTGCTGGAGTTCATCAAGCGCATCTATCCCGGCCTGGACATCCAGTCCGCGGACGAGCTGGCCATCCTGGGCGGTTCCTCGTCCAAGAGGGTCGTGTTCTTCAACCCGATGAACGACAACATGGTCCTGCACCTGCCGATGCCGCTGATGTTCCGGGCGCCGCAGGAGGTCGACCTGGCCACTAACGTGCCGGGCGAGTACCGGTACGCCGGCCTGGAGATCCGCCGCCCGGCGACCGTCTACTACATGGACGCGGTCTAGGCAGCTCGCCCGCTGAAATCTGGAGACTCGGGCGCTCGTCCGCATGCTGGGCGGGCGCCCGATTTCATTTTCACCACCGCAAGGAGAGGCACCATGCCGAAGATCGAAAACACGTCAGAGCGTCAGTACGACTGCAGCGTTCTCGGCCAGGGGACCGTGCAGATCCCGCCGGCCCAGAAGGACGACAACGGCACCCGTCGGAACGGGTCGGCCACCGTGACGGCCGAATTCTTGGCTGGCCTGAAGAAAGACAGTTGGGGCGCCGGGCTGTTCGCCAGCGGCGATCTGGTCGAGGCGGCTGAGCAGAAGGACCCGCAGAAGGCCAAGCCGGCCGGCGGCGAGCAGAAGGACCCGCAGAAGGACCCGCCCCCGCCCGCCAAGTAGGTCATGACGGTCGCCGAGTTCAAGGCGTATTTCGCCCCAGCGTTTGAAGCCGTTTCGGCAGGCGTGGTGCAAAGGCATCTCGACGCCGCGGACGAGGAATTCAACGTCGAACGCTGGGGCGGCCGTTACACCGAGGGCCTGGCGAACTTCGTGGCCCACCGGATCACGATGGATCCGTCTCAGGGCGGCGCCCTGAAGAACGCCGGCGCCACCGGCATCATCGAGAAACAGGTCGGCAGCGTCAGGGTGACCAGAAGCGCTGCCTTCGTCGAAGCGCAGACCAAGAACTCCTACTTCGGGACGCTCTACGGTCAACGCTACTCGGAACTGCGGGACGAGGTTGGAATGGGAACCGTGGCCGTCTGATGGGCGTGCGCATCATCAAGGACACGCGGCTGGCAGGCCTGACGGCTCTGCACCGGCGTTTCGCGAACGACAAGCGCCGCGTGCTGGTGGGCGTCCCCGCGGGTAAGGCCGAGCCCGACGGCACGCCGCTCGCGATGATCGCGGCGGTGCACGAGTTCGGCTCGCCCGAGCGTGGCATCCCGGAGCGGTCGTTCCTGCGCGCGGGCATCATGAACTCGCTGCCGCAGTTGATCGCGCTGAACGCCGACCACATCAAGCGGATCGCCAGCGGCGGTTTCACGGCGGCCACAGCGCTGGGCCGGCTGGGGCTCGCGGCGGCGGCGGCGGTGCAGCGCGAGATCACAGACGGGACTTTCGCGCCGCTCGCGCCCTCGACCATCAAGCGGAAGGGCTCGACCAAACCGCTCATCGACAGCGGATCCTTGAGACAATCGATCACCTATCAGATCGTCAACGAAGGCGAGGCCACTTGATCGACGTCTCCGAAATGATGACCGACCCCGACTTCGTGCGGGGGTTCTCCGTGCGGCGGCCGACGTTGGCCGTCGCTGACGAGGGAGTGGCGTCGTATTCGTATGAGACGCTCAACCTCCAGGGCATCGTCCAGCCGGCGCGCCCGAACGATCTGCAGCTGCTGCCTGAAGGCTCGCGCCTCAAGGAGATCATCTCCGTGTGGTGCGGCTGCGAGCTGTTCGCCGCCGACGGCGACGCTACCGAGTCCGACGTCATCACCGTCGACAAGAAGGCGTATCGGGTCATCAAGTCGGAGCCCTGGGCGGACAACGGCTACTTTCGGGTGTTCGCGGAGGGATTCGTCCCGTGATCGACGACCTGAACAAAGTCGTTCGCGGCCTGGTGCGGATCGTGATGAGCATGCCGGCGAACTCGGTGCGCCCAGCCGATCAGATCATCCCGGCCGGCGGCCAGGGCATCGAGATCGCCACCGTGAAGGTGATCTCCTGCGTCGACGTGGGTACGCCATCAGAAGACAACGTCGACAACCTCGACAACACCAGTACCGAAAGGGTCACCGGCCCCAAGCGGGCGGTGGTCAGCATCCAGTTCTTCCGCGGGCCGTCGCAGGACGACGCCGGCATCGCCAAGTACGGAAACGCCGCCGTTGACCGCGCCACCCGGCTGGTGCAGCGGCTGCACCTGACGAAGGGCCAGGAGCTGATGGCCGGCGCCGGTCTGGGCCTTCTCGATGCCAGCCCAGTGCGCAACCTGGCCGCCGTTCAGGACGCCACCTGGGAAAGCCGCGCCCAGGTCGATCTCACCTTCGATTGGATCGCCCGCGAGACCGACACCGTCGAGACGATTGAGTCCGTGCCGATCACCCTCTCGCTGCAGGGTTCCCACGGCGAGCAAACCACCACCTTCGAGGTAACCACATGAGCCTTTCAGCTGACAGCGTCGTATCCGTCCAGATCCTGGTGTCCCCGCAGGGGCCGACGGCCCGCGGGTTCGGTACGGCTCTCGTGCTGGGAACCGCTGCGGTGCTGCCGCTGAGCGAGCGCATCCGGACCTACACCAACCTGACCGGCGTGGCGGTGGACTTCGCCTCCAACACCGAGGAGTACAAGGCGGCGCAGGTGTATTTCAGCCAGTCGCCGGCGCCCAAGCAGCTCAAGATCGGGCGCCGCTACACCGGGGCCCAGGCGGGCCAGCTCCGCGGCGCGGCCGTCAGCAGCGTGCTGGCGACCTATACCGGCATCACCAACGGCGGTTTCGACATCACCATCAACGGCGTCAACCGCCAGATCTTCGCGCTGGACCTGAGCGGCGCCGCGTCCATGGCGGCCATCGCCACCCTGATCCAGACCAAGCTGAACGCCGCGCTGGCGGGCACCACCTGCACCTGGGACGGGACCAAGTTCACGATCACGTCGCCCACCACCGGCACCGCGTCCATCGTGCTCTATGCGGTGGCGCCGACGGGCGGCAGCAGCCCGACCGACGCGTCCACCATCCTGGGATTCTCGGCTTCGTCGGGCGCTCTGAGCGTCGCCGGTATCGCCGCCGAGTCGCAGGCCGATGCGCTGAACGCCTCGGCGCTGTTCGACCAGGGCTGGTATGGCGTCACGCTGACGGCCACCGCCAGCACCCAGGACATCAAGGACACGATGGCCTGGACCGAGGCTGGCAAGTACGTGTTCGTCTACACCACCAGCGACGCCAACGCGAAGCTGTCCAGCGCGACCAGCGATCTCGGGTACTACGCGAAGAACCTCAGCTACTCGCGGTCCTTCGGGCAGTTCAGCTCGGGCTCGCCCTACGCCGCCGTCTCGGCGCTGGCCAGGGCGTTCGTGGTCGACTTCGACCAGCCGAACAGCACCATCACCCTGAAGTTCAAGCAGGAGCCCGGGATCGCCGGCGAGACCTTGACCGAGACCGAGCGGCTGGCGCTCGAGGGCAAGAACCTCAACTACTACACCAGCGTGGGCGGCTTCCTGATGCTGGCCCAGGGCGTGATGGCGAGCGGCCGGTTCTTCGACGAAATCCACGGCCTCGACTGGCTGCAGTCGACCATCCAGAACGCCGTCTTCACGACCCTGGCCACGGCGGTCACCAAGATCCCGCTGACCAACAAGGGCGCCTCCAAGCTGGTGCAGTCGGCGGCCGCTGCGCTGAACAAGGGACTGTCCAACGGTCTTCTCGCGCCCGGCAACTGGGCGGGCGACAGCCTGGGCGAGGTGAAGAGCGGCGACTTCCTGCCGAACGGCTACTACGTCTTCGCGGGCGCGGTGAAGGACATGCTCCAGGCCGACCGCGACGCGCGCAAGTCGCCGCCCATCACCGCCATCGGCATCGGCGCCGGCGCGATCCACAGCTGCGCGATCACTTTCACCTTCCAGCGATAGGAGCTTCCGATGAAGGCGTATTCATATCTGAACTGGGTGGTGTTGGTCAGCGCGCCGCCGGCCATCCCGCCCCACCAGGTCGGCAACTTCGCCGACGGCGACGACTGCCTGATGATCACGCGCCGCAACGACGCCGTGACCGACAAGGTTGGCGCCGATGGCAAGATGTCGATCGCCATCAGCGCCGACCGCTCGGGCGAGATCACGCTGAAGCTGCAGCAGACGAGCCCGAGCAACAAGGTGCTCAACGCGATCGCCGACTTGCAGGAGGCGGGGCCGAACACGTTCGCGCCCATCCTGATCCAGGCGCAGGACATCTACCGCCAGGACATGGGCGTGGGCCAGTTCGGGTACATCAAGAAGCGCCCGGAGGTCACCCGCGGCGCCGGCCTGAACCCGCAGGAGTGGGTGATCGTGGTGGAGCGCCTCGACCTGCTGCTGGGCGATCCGGCCTTCATCGGGCTGGCCACGGCGGTCGCTGAGGCTGGCTGATGTCGGCGCCGACCAAGCAGATCGGTGACCGGACGTTCGCCTTCGGGACGATTCCGGCCACCAAGGCGGTGCGGGTTGAGGTGGCGATCGCGCGCGTCATCGGCGAGCCGCTGTTCAAGGCGTTCGTCGAAGCCGGCGACAAGAAGCTGACCGCCCTGACCGACGAAGAGAAGACGGCGATCATCGGCGGCGCGATCGCTACGCTCACCGCCAGGATGGATCCCGACGAGCTGCTCGTCACCATGGGCATCGTCTTCGAATCGGTGACGCTCGACGGGAAGCCCGTCAGCCTCGACGTGCACTTCAACGGCCGAAACCGCGAGGTCTGGCAGGTGTTCATCGAGGCGCTGAGGGTGAACTTCAGCGATTTTTTTCCCGCCGGCCTCTCCGCTTCTCTCGCCGGCGCGATTCCAAAGTAGAGGCGATCGAGTCCGCCAACCTCAACTGGTTCATCTGGAGGCCGGTCATGCGCGATCCGCCGCTGTGCTCCCTCCAGGAACTTCAGAGCGGCCGCTACTCGATCAACGATCTGGCCGACATGCACGAGGCGATGGACGAGGAGGACGAGTACCGGGCGCGGTACGACGACCTGAACAAGCCGCCCGGCGGTAGGCGATGAGCAAGATCATCGACTCGTTCTGGGTTGCCCTCGGTTTCAAGACCGACACGGCCGGCCTCGATGCGTTCACGAAGAAGGCCCAGGGCGCCCGTGACGCCGCCATTTCGTGGGGCGCCGCGATCAGCGCGGCCGTCGTGGGCATCGGCGTCGAGAAGATCGCCAAGATCGGGAGCGACTTCGAGCAGAACCGCATCCAGATCGCCGGCTTCCTGAGCGCGCTCGGCGTCAGCAGTGATTTCAACGCCGGTCTGACCCAGGCCGACGAGACCATCAAGTCGATCACCAACGCTGCCGCCCGCCTGCCTGGCGAGGCAGAGGAGTACATCGACGTCTTCAAGGCCGGCCTGCCGTTCGTGCAGGGCGCGCTGCCGGGCGCCTCGCTCGGACAGATGACCGACTTCACGAACAAGCTGACCGCCATCGGCAAGGCCATGCGGCTGCCAGCGGACCTGATCGGACGTGAGATCAGCGAGATCTTGGCGCCTGGCGAGGGCAACGCCCAGAAGCGCCTGCCGCTGTTTCGGCTGTTCCTGCCGCTGATGCGGCAACTGCAGGGTCAGGCGAACCTCACCGCCCAGGGCTTCAACGCCATGACGCAGCCCCAGCGGGCGAAGCTCATGATGCAGGTCTTCGAGAAGCTGCAGCCGATGCTGGACGCGTCGGCGCAGAGCTTCGACGCCCTCTGGGGCGCGGTGAAATCGACGTTCACCATCCTGACCCGCCTCGCGACCGAGGGCCTTTTCGCGCAGATCAAGGTGGGCCTAGACGAGCTGAACAACGCGCTGTTCACGGCCGACGGGCAGTTGACCCCGTTCGCCAAGGACATCGTCGACACCGCGAAGAAGTTCATCGGTTACGTCACGCAGATGATCGGGTCTGCGGTCAGGTTCGCGGTGCAGCTCGGGAAGAACCAGGCGGTGCTGGCGGCCCTCAAGCTGGTGCTGGCCGCCGTCGGCTTGGCGCTCACCGGGCTTGCATTCCAGAAGGCGGCCAGCGGCGTCCTCGCACTCATCTCGACGCTGAAAAATCTCAAGCTGCTACTGACGGGCGGGGTCTTTGCGGCCATCGCCCTGATCGCCGAGGACATCTGGGGGTATTTCAACGGCTACGATTCGGTGCTCGGCTTGCTGATCGAGAAGATCCCGAAGCTCAAAGACGCTTGGCAGATCGTCACGACCGGCATGACGGATCTTTGGAACGGCTTCCTCGACTCGCTCAAGCTGCCTGACTGGCTCGTGAACCTGGACAGATACCTCGGTGACCTGATCAACCTGGGCGGGCACGGAATTCCCGGTCTGAATTACACGGCGCCCAAGCGCGACACGGGTGGCCCGGTGCCGTATCTGCCGTCGTGGGGAATGGGGGCCAAAGAGCGGGATGAGCGCAGGGCGGCCCGGCATGCAGCGGACGCCGACAACCCGCTGGCGCCTGCGTCCGCTGCCGGCGCCGGCTTCAAGCCGTTCGGGCGATATATTGGCGAAGGTTCGACCGTCAACTCCACAAACAACATCGCCAAGATCGAAATCAACAGCAACGACCCGAAAGCGGTTGGCCGAGAGATTCAGGACAGGCTGGATGATCAGCACCGCCGGGCCACCCGCAACGCCCAGTCCGTGAAGGCGCTCTGATGGCGGCTGCCGATCCACAGGACTGGCGCACATCAGTCAAGCGCGCGTGGATTCTCGGCGAGGGCGGAATCTCGATGCAGTTCGACTGCGTGATCAAGGAGTCACACTCCTCGGAATTGACGGTCACGGATAACCCGGTCGAGACAGGCGTCGTTGTTTCCGATCACGCGTTCATGCAGCCGCTGAAGCTCGACATCGAAGCCGCCATCGGCGACGTCTGGCTGCACGGAAAGGACGACCACGGGGTCGCGGTTGAGGATCTGTTCTCTTCCGACGCCGGCCGCCGCTCGTTCGTCGCTTGGACGTTGCTGCAGGACCTGCAGGCGACTGCCGAACCGTTCAAGGTTCAAACCGGCCTGAAGCTCTACGAGAACATGGTGATCACGAACCTGGAGGCCGAACAGGACAAGGACAGCGCGAGCATCTTGTCCTTCCATGCCTCCTTGCGCGAGGTGATCCGGGTGAGCACGGAGACCAAGACGTACACGCCACGCGCGCAGGGCAAGA